ATGATCAAATACAATGAGAACAATCGGCCTATTTACGAAGGAAGAATTTCTTCCCAATTCTATCCGAATCCTGCTCTCACACCTACTTATAACGTTTATAGATACTCGCAATTTCAACCTCTATACTATTACCCGTTAGGTTTTTCACCATCCCTAAGTATAAACTATATACCACAGAATTACATGATACCTAAAAATTCAATCATACCCGATAAAGTAAGCAGTTTACAGAAAACCAGTGGTAGACAGGATTGTCTTGTAACAGGTGGCAAAGGTCAAAGGTTAGACTCTGGCACCGTTGGTATTAGAGTTCTTGATTTGGAATATATAATTTACGAATGCGCCATTGAAGTAAAGCCTAAAATAGCTGGATTAAATACAGGCGGAACCTATACACTAAGCGCTACCAACACAGGCATACGTGCTATATGGCCTATAACCCCGGAAGTAACCAGATATGTATTCTCTGCATATGTTGAGAATAAAACTCTCTGGGTAGAATTAGAAATGCAACACAGGACTATACAAGGTTTTCCACCAAGATTTGTTTGGAGAAAAACCTGGGGAGCTAAAACAAAGGTTGGTTCATGGGCAGGATTAAAGTTTTAATAGGGAGAGTTGTTATTACTCTCCCTTAATCAATTAACAAGTTCTCCGCATGTTCATAGGAGATAATTTCTTTATCCTCAGTTTGTTTCCAAGCTCCTTCTTTATGAGAGAATTCGCTTATTGCCTTAGAGCCATATTCTTTAAAGAATTCATTAATCCTTTGAATTACTTCATATTCATCATCATCAAATAATTCTTTATTGAAAGGTTTCGTTGCTTTTATCAAATTGACTTCATAATCACCGTGGTACTCATAATTAATCTTAATTAAGTCACTTTTTTCTAAAGTTGATAATAGTAATTCATAATCTTTTGGAACTGGGCCAAATTTAAAACGAACATACGGAAGGCCAGTAATTGAAAGGAGATTATGTTTAAAATTTAGGTAGTCTGAATAAAACAACAACTTCATTAGTTTTGTTTTTTGAACACCTTGTTCAGCAAAGTATAGAACTAAATTGATTAACTTATCAAAATTAAACGAACCGTAACCTGTTTCAATTGTTTTTTCATGAATTTTAAAATTCAAATGAATAGTTTCAATTAAATTTTTTTCAACCTCATTTTGATCAGCAAAATTCAACTTCTCTTTTATCTTTTTTTGTTCTTTTTCATTAAATTTGTGCATTCTTTGTTTATAAAACTCATCAATAACTCCTGGGCTATCCCTTAATTGTTTTAAGATATTTAAATGAGATGAATCTGGAATATATCTACCGGATTCATACCTCGCAATGGTGGCCTTACTCCATCCCAAAATTCGAGAAAATAATTCCATTGAAAGCCCATATTGCTTTCTAATTGATTTAATCTCTTCTAAAGGAAGTCCCATTCTTTCAGTATATTGCCTTGTTAAAGTCTCCATTGTTTCTGCATCAAGTATTTCGTTATATAAATCTTCCTTGCAAGTTGAACATTGCAGAACACGTTCGTTTATTTCAAAAGATTCTCCTTTAAAAGTGTACGTGGCAGGACGCTCAACAATCACAGTATTAACATCACACTGACAGGCATCGCAAAATTGTTTTTTGGTCATTACCAAAGTGTCCTCCATTGTTATTTCCCCCGTTTTCAAATCATGTAGTTCTGTATATTATATTTACCAATCCTTATGAAAAGATAAACAGACACAGTCTCCTTTTTTACGAATCCTCAATTTGATATAAACAGTAACTTTATTTATATCTTTCTTGAAGATCCAAATGACTTTACCTTCGTTTGGCCTTGCATGATCCGTTAGTGGTCCTGAAAAGTAATGGCAAGGTTTTAAAGTTAAAATTTCTTGCCATATTTGTTTTGGATTGGTCAACCCTATATCTAATAAGGCTTCTATCCATTTAACTTCTCTCCCCGTTGGATGATCGTAAGTACGTGGTATATAGTCATATTTCCCGCTGGAGATGAGTCGTTTAGCTTCCCTTAGAAAGGATTTGCTGTTTTGATGATGCAGAGACATTCCTCCAGTGGGTGTAATAAATTGTAAAGGTTATTTTATATACAAAGTATATACAAAAACGGTATCAATTGATACCAATTTGCATAAATTTTTAGATGCCATAAGCCAGTTTTCGTTCGACAAATTTCGACAAAGGGAGATGGAAACAATGGAGAACTAAATAAATTATAATACTTAATAGAAAATATGGAAATATTTTTCCCAATCATTTTCTATAATTCCTATTACTTCTCTTCACATATAGGTGGCAAACGTATGTCAAACTAAAGTCCCACCTATGTTGCCTGTTTTTTATTTCACACGAATCTTTTGCCCAGCATAGATCTTATTCGCATTCTTAATACCATTCCAAGCCTGCAGTGTCTTAATTGACGTGTTAAACCTCTTGGAGATTCTAGATAAGGTGTCACCAGATTTTATTGTGTAATACTGCTTTTTGTTCGACGTTTTTGAAGCACTCCCGCTGATCTTTAATTTCTGGCCAACATAAATCTTATTAGGGTCTTTTATGTTGTTCAAGCTCTTCAGAGCTTGAACGGTCGTTTTGTATTTCTGTGCAATTTCAGAAAGTGTGTCTCCTTTTTTGACAGTATAAGTCGTAGTGGATTTCTCTGACTTTTTATTTGAACCAGGTTTGGATGATGTTGTTTTTTTAGTTTTCGAAGATGCTGTTGCGCGCAAATCATCTCGATAACAAACATTCATATCGACATTACCAGAAATGCCTGATACCTTTCCGCTAGAAGAATACTGCCAGATATCTGCATCCCGGCCAAGTTTGTCGTTATAACGGGCAACCCATAATGCAAATGGCTTCAACTTGGATTCGTCAAGGCAATTCTCAAGGAAAGACTTACCGCTGTATATCATGGCAAAGTAACCAGATTTTTCAATCTCGCGTAAGAAAGCAACTGCTGCATCCGTCAAAACCGATTTGCTGACATTCCTCTGATTCACTTCAAGATCAAGTACAAGCGGATAAGAGAGATTGACTTTTTTGACAACCGACAGAAAAAACTCGGCTTCTGCCAATGCTTCTGACTTGGAACCGAATCGTGCAAAGTGGTAAGCTCCCGTTTTAATCCCCTCGGCGTTCGAACCTGAAACATTCGTTTCAAATTTCTCGTCCTTTAGAGTTGTTCCTTCTGTCGCCTTAATAAAGGCAAATTTGATCCCATCCGCTACAACCTTCTTCCAATTGATATTCCCTTGCCAGTGTGATACGTCAATACCTCTGATTCCCATAAGAGATCCTCCTTTTAATAAATAAAAGGCTGCCAGCCGGCAACCTCATTTCGTTAATCCTTTTTGTTTCAGAACTTCTTTTTGTTGTTTTCCTTTACTTGTGACATAGTTGTGTTTCCACCAAGCAACAACCGATGTGATAATTGTAAACGCCGTGGAGCCGGCTAAGTATAGAGCATCCGCCAACGTGTTGACCTGGTCCTCGCTGATTGGCAGAGCTGTCTTCCCAAACATGATCATCGTTTGGTTTACCAATGCAATAAAAAGAAGCACCGTCCGGACGACCGTGCCTTTGTCTTGGTTTTTCATTATATGTTTTCCTCCTTATTTTTGAAGTAGGTTATAAAAAACAGCGATCGCGCCTCCGATGATGCCGGTGCTGACCGCTGTAATGATTGCGCCCGTGATGCTGCGCTTAATCCATGTTGTGTTTTCTTCAATTTTGTTGAGCTTTTCGTTAATTGAAATGATCTGCTGATCGTGGCGTTCAGATGTTCTTTCAAGGGTGCTGACACGCTTCTCAAGCGTTTTTTGATCAGCCTTGATCTCTGTGATCTCCTTCTGAAATACATCGCATTCGTTTGTTTGTGACATTTCCCATAATCCTCCTGTTCTCACATCGGTTTCACCTCCCCTGAGGCAAAATAAAAGCACCGTTTTTTACGGTGTGATCTCTTTACAAGAAATGAGTAACCACAAGGTTTTTGATTTTTACATCTTTTTCTCCGTTATTTGTCAGCATAATCCGAGGGGAAGCAGATAATAAATCAACCTTCTGAACGTCTCGGTCATTATTTTCTAACACGATGACATCTTCATATTCCTTCAATGTATAGTTGCTTGTCCCTGGGATGATGTAGGTCATCCGAATGCTCAGATTCGTTTTTTCATAAAGATAAACCGCAAGACCAAGCTGGTGACCGACTGCGTCAATGTTTAGATAAATGGAGTCGCCTGCTGCGATCATTTCCTCTTCTAAAAAGCTCTCTGAAATATTTGTTTTAAGTGCTTTAATTGGAAGACCGTCAGCCGGAATCTCTAATGAGGGGGTCTCTAATCCTCCTGAAACACGGACATCCTGTTCCCCGGATCCAAGTGATTGATAAAGGGCAAAGTCAGACTGTTCCAGGTTGCCATTCACATAGCGGAAACGATAGTACCTTTTGGATAAATAAACCCAACCTGTATCACCTAATGCATTTTCTGATACATCAAGTGATTTTACTGTGGACCAGGAATTCCCGTCGTCGCTTTCTTCAACATATAAAGACCCGGCCTTATCAGCAAAAGCATACCCTCTAACCTTAGAAATGAGTACATCTCCCAGCCGGTCCTGACCATACTGATTATAAACCTCTGTGGCTTTCAGTGGCAGATTGGTAAGTAGTTCGGCACCGCCGCTGACATTCATGTTAGGGACAACAAAATCATTTTCACCCTCACGAAATGGTTTGACAGCTCCTGGTCTTGAATCGGCATCTAATGGAAACAAAAAATTATATTTAGCCAATGTTCATCCTCCCCTATTTCTGTATATTTTTCTTGATCTGGCTAATCGAATGGATGAAGAACGCCTCCATAGATCACCCCCTAAAAGGCAAAATAAAAAAGCCCCGCATGCGGCTTCTCATGGTTATTAAACTGAATCAAAGGACTGACCTTTTTGCGACTCTTTCCACCACATCTCCAATTCTTCTTTGGTTGGAATCGGTGCTCTTAAATTCCATTGTTCAATATATGGGCCATCCCCATCATTTCTTAGCACAAAATCTTTATTTGGTATAGCATCAGGATAAGCCCATATAATCGCATCATACAAAATCAAGAAAACCTCCCCCTAAAAAAGTGATGGATTTATGCCACCTGTCTCAAAAATTTCAAAATAATTATAGGCTTCATTTCGATCAGAAATATGCCTTGTCACATCGTCGTACCCAACATACATATACATTTCAAGGTAATCACCCTTTTTCATCGGAACCCTTCCAGATCCATAAACACCCACTCCAAATTCTTTCGAAGTCGTTGGGGACTCAGGTTTATGCCTATAATGGGCAATATTTTTATATTGTTTGCCATTCAAATATATTGTCAGTTCGAAATTTGAATAGGTTTGAACATTTTCCATATACAAACCGGATTCCACCAAAAACATGCCGTCATTTGGGGCCACAAATCGATTGTTGCTTGTATTAAAAGCATTATGGCTGTCAGTAATCTTACTGTTGAATTTTATTTTGTTATATGTCCCTTTATCTAATTTTTGTTTGACATTTATGGTGGCTCTAGCATACAAGAAACCTGAAGTTTTAACCCAGGATGTCCAGCCATATGAGACATACCAATGCCGCACCCAAACACCCATGTTTTTGTATCCATTACCGGTTCCATAAAAATACTGAGTGAATCGATAGGTTGAATAATTTTCATTTTTCACAAACCCGTAATCAAGCGGGTAACCGGTTTTATTTTCCTGACCGATATCCATAAAAGTAATGCCGATAGGGTATTCATCCCCTGCTGTTCGTGCATCTCGTATAGCTTCTGAAGCCGGCAAAACAGTTAATTTTTCATTTGTGAACGTCTGATCTGCATATGTCTTCGCATTCTCTTCGGCACGATTTGCTTTTTCTTGCGCGGCAGCCGGCGTTTCCTTGGCATTCCATTCTGTTCTTTCTTCTGCTGTAATATGAATCGTTTTATTTTCAGTATGATGATTAAATTCAACTTTTGATGCCTGCTGGACATTATCGACTTCTCCTAACCCAATTTGGGCCTTTGTCGTGCCATGCGGGTTATTCAGGTCATTTTTATGGGATGCCAGATTTGAATGCGCATCTTTAATTCCTTTTTCCCAACGATTAACGTCATCTTCGTTGACAGGGTCATCCGGGAGCCAGTCCATTTTTGCTGTATATGCCAATTATTCCACCACCTCAAGTGTAAATCGAAAATCGAGTGTTCGGTTGGTGCTCACATCCAGATCAGGGCTTCGTTCCGTGATAATATTGCCTTGATCGTCGATGATCTGGACGCTTTCTATATGGTTGACACCTTCCTCACGTTTCGTCAGCACAGTAACCGTTGTGCCGCTGATAGAGATATCAGCAATCTCGGTTTCTTTCCCGTTCAACAAAACCTTTTTGATCCGACTCTTCAAATCGGCTGCCACCCGTGCCCTGTAATCTTTTGTGATCATGTTAAAACCACCTCATTATTATCGAGTGTAACGGAGTAACCGACCCGGAGTTCCTTTATCTTTCGATATCTCCGATGATTCATGATGAACGTATTCTTGATCTTCAGTTGCTCATTAAAGCCAGGCCGAAACGTATAGGCGAGATGGGCTGGCTTCATGTTTTCCAGTGTTTCAATGAGCTCTTTCAAATTCTGCAGGTCGTCAATGTCGATATCTACATTAAACCGGTACTCCTTCGGAAGCAGCCGGACTCGAGACGAAGGATTCTTCAAAAATCGATTCAAAGCTTGTTCGATCGCCTGATAAGTAGCCGGCGGAATATTAGATGTTTTAGAAATCAGCTTTAAGCGCCTGATTTTCATTGAATCTCCAGGTTCTTTGGCCACGTTTAAAAGGGCCTCCCATCGATCAAGGCCCCATGTTGCGGTGGTAATAAACAGCTGATCTGTCAGATCAAAAATATCATTGTTCTGCTGCTCAAATTCCGGAGCTTCCGCCTGCAGAATCTCACTCATTTCTCTTATTTTTGTGAGAAACGGTGGCAAATAGTTTTCCATTTCTTCAATCTTGCTCAAGGATCGTCACCGCCCCAAGCTTCGGAATCTCTTCATCCTTCAGCTCTAAGTTCTTCGTATCCCCATTAATTTTCACGTCAGAATAATCACTGACGGAATCCGCATTAAACACAATGTTATTGATTTTTGAAAGCCGGACAATGCTTTCAGTAAATGCAATTTCTTTGAAAAAGCTTTGCGCTTTTTCTTCGATTTCTTTTTGGACATCCTCGATTGAGTAATCGGGTTCGGGAACGACTGTGACTTCAATATCAATCGTTTTATATACCGCACTTTCTACGGTGACCGTCGCCCCTATTGGGGCCTGTCCTTCCCCTTTGCCGGGATCCGGATCGATGTAGTCTTTTACCTTATCGACCAAGGTATCCGATGCAGGTTCCATCTTGGCATTTGTAATGACGATTTTAACCGTTCCGTCTCCGTCCCAAAGAGGAAAGATTTTAGCTCGACCAACACCGTCTATCTCTTCAGCCCATTGCTTATAATGCATCTTATTTGCGCTTACGGCTTCCCTTCGGACCCGAACGGAATACCGCGCATACAATTCTTCATCGGTTTCTTCTTCCTTGCCTGGAACCAAGAGTTTCCCCATGACAGCTGACTCGAGTCCGGGAATCGTATCGAGTGAAAGCAGAGAACGGCCATCTAAATTGGCATTCCCGGCTTCTCCAGCCGTCTCACATTCTAAATTTCCATCCTTCGTATATTGAAAATATAAATTATCAACAAAGAAGCGAGAACCGACCGGTATGTGAACGCCTTTCGTGAATGTTCCGGCTCTAATCGCTTTTGTTGCCGGCTGCCTTTCCAAACCGGCTTCAGCGGCCCGCCTGTCTAAAAATTCACCTTGTGCGGTGTCGGCGAAGACCAATTCTAAAACGGTATCCAGCCAGATGTAGGATTGTGCAAGTTCAGCGGCCGCCGGTGCCAGTGCGTTCCAAATGACACTGTTTTCCCGTTTATCAATATCGGCAGGAACACGATTAAGCATGCGCTCCATAATCTCATCAAACGTCTGACCTTCAAACATCTTCGCCGATCACCTCCTCGATCTCCAAGACCCCTTCATCTGTTTCAACCGTAAACGACACATGAAAGGTGTCTTCTACTTTCTCGATCTCAAAATCTTTTACGGCCATGATTCTTTCGTCGAAAATCAAAGTCTCCTCGATCAGCCGCGGGATCTCCATTTCTTTATAGGCGTCAGTTGTTTCATTGTCAGAAAGAACCTCCTGCAGCTCATTCCCGATATCATGACTATAGATCGGATAAGCATAGCGTTCTGTTCGAAGGGCTATATAGATCATTTGTTCAATGGCATCAAGCCCCGTTATCATTTCATTTGTTATACGACCAGACTCGAAATCAATTTTGTATGTTTTTGAGGTCTCGATAACGTCACTGTCATCTTCGATATCTTCAAATTCTACTTCCGGGGAAAGCGCCATGTCTGACACCTCCTATATCTTATCGATCACAAAAAAAGATTGCCCGCCTGGCATGGCCGCAATCATCACATAGTCTCCTTTATTCAATTGATTGTAAAAACGAATCGTTTTTTTCTCTCCATCCAGCTCTATTTGCCTTGTGTGTTCTGTTAAATGTTCAGCAACAACCAATAAATCCGAAGGAATCACTAATTTGTCATTGTCCCGAATTCTAATGCTCAGCGGCGAAGCTGATACGACTTCCGCGGGCAGCACATCGACAGGTGACTCTGATTCAACAGCACCGAGAGCCAATTCTTTAATCGCATCACTTAACCTCATGATGAAACACCTGCAGGCGTATTATTTTTAGATACGACATCAATTGTCATGGTGTGTTTAGAGCCTTTAAATTCATGTTTGTCTTTATCCACCCAATATTTCTGTTTAATGCCGGCCTCCGGAATCGAGATATACACCGGCATTCCGCTTTGAAGATCTGGAATCCCAAGAGCCAGAATGCCTTTCAGCTCCTTTTGGACACCCTTTTTCTGTGACTGCCTAACATTGGCACGTTGCTGAAGCTGCGCCTGGTTGATATTGTCCGATACCGTCTCGACATACTGCAAAACCCCATACTTTTTTATACCGGAGCTGTCGCTTGCGGTAGCCGTATAGGTTTTCTTGTCTTTCTGTCGGCGCATTTTCACACGTGTCGCTGTGTCATTTATAGAGGTACTGTATTGATACTCCATAATATTGACGCCGGTCTCCAACACCCAGATTTCTGTTGGGTCCGACCATTCACGCAAACCGAGTTTTCCTTTCGATGAATAAAGCTGATAGTTTTTTCCCGTTTGCTTTTTGGTCTCTTTTAAGGCCTTCAAAATGATGTCATAAAGTGATGTATCATTTTTAAAAACAAGGGATTTAATCGTATACCCTGTGTTTGTGATAGAGGTCTTTGGAATTTGAAAATCATTGGCTATCCGGCGTACAATTTGGTCTGCCCGCGTGTTTGAAAAAACATAGACATCTTTATTTTTTACAAGGTACTGCAGCATGTCATAGGCGGTGAACACCAATGTATGTTCACCTGGCATCCGGGAAAATACAATCCCCCGGAACAACTCTTTGCCTTTCCATTTAAATAAAACCGTGTCGCCTTCTTGCACACTGTAATATTTTTGATCACCCTGCTTGATCACAATTGTCGCCTGAATGGAACGGGGAGCCTGATATCGTTGTCCTTCAAGTGAAACACTTTCAGTGATAAGCTCCCGCCACTCCGTTTCAGTTATCACAAATAGTTCAATCATATCCGCTCACCTATTCTCATTGAGGTATCTTTAATTTCTGACCAGGGAAAATCCAATGACCGGGCTGCCGTACGTTCCGTTTATCCCTCTTGATCATAGCTTTTTTGTTTGCATTCCAGATTTTCCGCCACTTCAGGCTGTTTCCGTAGAACCGGCCAGCAATATGCCAGAGCGTATCTCCTTTTTTCACGGTGTATACCTTTGGAGCTGACTTTGACGGCCGTTTCTTCTTCGTTTTGTTTTTTTGCTTGATCTTTCGCGGAGACGCTGTTTTATACTCTTTTAATGTGATATCAAAATCACGGTCCCCAATGTCTTTTTGACCTTCATGATGAGTAAAAGCATCGATGCTGCAGTTTAAATTAATCTTTGTTCCGGTAACAATAAATCGCACAGGCTTTTTATTTTTGATCCACCGCTCAATCGTCGCAATGGCGTTTTCTGGCGACGGGAACCCTTTATATTCAGACAAAGGGGAATACTTTTTTGGAAAATAGGATGAAAAGGAGATTGTTTTTGCGTTCGGATCATTGATGAATGTGATCTCGCCAAAGTTGGCCACTTTGACGGTTTCGTTCGCCATGTTATAGGTTACGTCTATTTTTTCAGGAAGAACGGGGAAGCGCAGCTTGTCCTTCCCCTGTGACAACCAAAATTCATAAACAGATTTAGTCAAAAGCTACACTCCCCTTCGTTCCAATGTTGATGTCCTCCTCTAATTCATCAACTAAGGCCTGTTTGATTTTATCAATCAAGCGATCAATATCTTGATCATTATGAAAATGCTGATCGCCGTTAAAATTGATATTGATTTCTTTGGTTCCGGATGGGATAACCGCTGTTCCCCCAGATTGACCAGACGTTGCAATGTCCACTTGATCAGACGATATGTCATTCTGCTGAACTGACGGATCATATACATCAAGACCAAGTGCTTGCGCTGCTTGAGAAAGCAGATAACGACCACGAATACCGCGTTCTTCTGGAATGATCCATTCTCGTTTTCCGCCTTCACCAATGCGGGCAATTTGTTCGTTTGTGATGAGGCCACCATTGGCATAACCCCTGTAGCCGCCGCCATTTCTCTTGCTTCTCATTCCCGGCGTGTTAAAAATTGAACCGTATCGAGCTTTGATGTAATTAATGGCTGCCACAGCATTATGAATCGGGTTCCATATATCATTTAAACCCTTCATCTTATAAGCGTTAAAAGTTGGATCAATCGTTTGCATTAACCCTTTGGATGGCGTGCCACGTTGGGCGTTGCTGTCCCACAGGTTAATAGCTCGGGGGTTTCCGCCTGATTCATGCATAGCCATTTGAGATAATGGACCAAGCCAACTCATCGGTGTGCCTGTAATCATAAGGGCTTTCAGCAGCCAATCTTTTATGTTTCCGCCTACTGACCCCATTCCTGCGAAAGCTGCAGCTAGAGAGCCAGCTTGTTTTTCGGCGAAGCTCTTCACATCGACAGAGCTTAGACCCTTCACAATTCCGACAGACGCAAAACGCCCGAGACTCATCATGACTCGGGATGGAGAATGAATCTCCAATTGATCGCGGAAGGCTTGTTCCACTTTCTTGGCCAGCTCTTTGGCAGCTTCTTTCACTTCACTACCTTTTGAATTCATACCCGTTATAAAGTTGCCAATCATGCCATTTCCCCAGCCGCTTGATGACTGTTTCGCATCAAGGAATGGCTTATTGATATGAGTGCTGACAAATTGGTTTGTACCTGTAGGCGTAGAATTCTGGCCAGCCGCGAATCCTTTGACAGTATTCACACCCCAAGAAGATGCTGAATTAACCGTATTTTGAAATGGCGCTTTGACTTTGGACTGCAGGAGGCCATCCGTACCGGTCGCCGTCGTATTTTGCCCTGCCGCATATCCAGTTACCACGTTTTTGCCAAAGGTTGGTGACAGGGTACTCAAACTATTAAATGGCTTCTGAATATTTTTCTGCTTCCAATCCTCCATTGAGACAACGTTTGAATTTAATCCTTCATCAAAACCATCTGTGAATTGCTGACCAAAAGACGATGCTTGATTCGTAACATCGCCACCCGCATTCATCGATGGTGAGACAGAGGCAGAATAAGAAGCCGCACTTGAAATAGGTGTTACAGTTCCTGCATCAGCGGATGCCGAACCAATATCATCGACAACCTGCATGCCAAGCTGAGTTGCTGCCTGTGCCAACAACATTTTTCCGCGCCCGCGGTTGTTTTGAGTTGGAATGACAAATTCGTTTCCGGCTTCCCCGATCCAGGAGATTGTTGGTTTGGTGATATATCCGCCCGTAGCCTTTGTATCTGGTTTCTTCTTCCGCTCGAAACCAGTCTTTTCTTTACCGATTTTTTCAAAGGCTGTTTCATTGTCACCATATATAAGATTGTTCCAGCCATCTTTTACAGACCCTCCAAAATCTTGTGCTTTTTTCCAGAGGTCACCGGCCCAACCAAATGCATTTTTAAATGCCGTACCGATTTCTTTGGCGAGGTCTAAAACGGGATCTAAAAGCTTATGAAACCACTTATCTATTCCCTTCCAGGTTTCTTTAATATTTTCTATAGCCTCTTCAAACTTGTTCCAGATCAGTTTAGCCAGTTTAATGACTGGTTTTAAAATAGGGTCCCAGACATATTCAACAAACCATGTTGATACGGTGTTCCATGTTTCCTGAATCCAATTCCATGCTTTAACAAGCCAGCCCCAAATGGCGGTTGCTGTGTGTATGGCCGGAACAAGAATGGGGTCCCAGACGTTTTCGACGAACCAAGTTGAAACGGTGGACCATGTTTCAGAAATCCAGTTCCATGCTTTAACGAGCCAATTCCACACATCTATTGCAAATTGGACTACGTGTGACAATACTGGATTCCAAACATAATCCATGAACCATGCTGAGACTGTAGACCATGTTTCAGAAATCCAATTCCATGCTTGGACAAGCCACCCCCACACATCTATTGCAAACTGAACGACATGTGACAATATTGGATCCCAAACATATTCCATAAACCATGATGAAGCAATCCCCCATACCAGCTGAATGGTGTACCAAGCTACCGTAAAGAAACCAACGACATTGTTAATGACTCTTACAGCGACATTATAGAAAGGAGTCCAAACGTTATCATTAAACCAGGTTGATACGGCGTTCCAAGTGTTTTGAATCCAAGTCCAAGCTTGGACGAACCAATCCCAGACCTGAATGGCAAAATCAACGACGGGTTTGATCAAAGGAGTCCAAACGTTGTCCTGGAACCAAGATGTGACGCTTGACCATGTGTCTTGAATCCAGGTGAGGGCATCATCAAGAGCTTTAGAGATTGGATCTGACACATTATCTGTGAACCAGTCAGACACCTTCTCCCATGTTTTTTGAATTTCCCCCCATGTTTTTTCTGATTTTTTTACAATGGAATCCCATGTCTTCATGATGCCGCCGTCATCAAACCACTTTCCGATGCTATTTCCAAGGTCTGAACCGCCAATGCCGCCAGCGATCCCACCGAGTACACCACCGACCGCTGTTCCGATTCCTGGTGCAATTAAAGTTCCAAGTGAAGCCCCGGCACTTGCTCCAGCAGCTGATCCTCCAAGACCGCCGCCAAAACCGCCTAATTTTTCACCTGCGTTGTCCTTATTTATGCCGATTAGCTCAGTTGCTGCGAGTGCGGTTCCCAAGATAGGAACACGTTTACCAATTGATTTGGCCCCTCTTCCAGCTCTACGCAAGAAGCCGCCACCTCTGGCTTGGTTTGGATTAGATGGAGAAACCCTTTCATCTCGGCCAAACCAAGGATTTCGGTACTCTCCCCTTCTTCCACCTCTCCTGTTTCTACCGGAGGATGTGAGTGGTCCCCCACCTGCTCCGCCGGAACCAGGTCTATTTTTTAACCACTTATATCCGGCGAATACACCAGAAATAAGCTTCCCAACAGGTTTTAGAAGGTGGCCAACCTTACCGATAAAAGCTAAAGCGAAGGCATCAGCGAGAAGAGCGCCGCCAACAGAACCTTGTCCAGTGACCGCATCCCAATTTAATTTGGCCAGCTTTCCTGCAATCCGCACTGATAGTTCAACCGGATCAAGAGCATCAACAAAACTGATAATAAATTGACGGCCGGCTTTTGTTCCTGCATTGACAAAGCCATTTTCGGATGATTTATCATCGATCCCCAATAGACCATTTATCACTCCGTTTATAACACCGCCGTAGGTACTACCGAGATTGCCCGCCATTTTAATTAAGCCGGGTTCGCCTGTTTTTCTCCACCATTCTCCGAAGACATCCTTCGTATTGTCGAGAACAATATGCCAGCGGGTTTCAAAATCCATATCCCTGTATTTTTGCAGCTGATCAAACCGTTTTTTCAGTTCAGGATCTTCTTTAAATTTCAGTTCGAACTCTTTCTTTTGTTTTTTTGTGAGTTCTCCTGGAAAAAGGATTTTGAACTGTTCACCGATGAAACCAAATACATTTTTCGTCGGATTCAAGAAGCTTTCTGCAAAAGCCTTTCCTGCCTTCTGAGCTTTATTTGTAAGGTCTGTCAGTACAAAAGAGTATTCACCGCGCCATTCTCTAAACGCTTCAAGAGCAGGCTGAAAGGCCTCTGCCAGCCCTTTTCCCCATGGCATGAGGATGGAGTTATTGATAAATGATTTTACTCCTAAAAATAAGTTAGTGAGGTTGTCAGACATCTTGACCATCATGTCATTGTATTTACTGAATTCCTTTGTTACCTGCGGCCAAGTTTTAGAAATGTCCTCTCCGCTCTCCGCTAACTTCTCAAGTTTGTTTCTCGTCTGACCAGAAATGGCCCCCATTTCTTGCAGGGCTGCCGTAGCATCCCCGATCGGACGGCCCGACTTGATGCCATCATATAGGCGACCCATCCAAAGAGAGACTTCCGAGAATGGTCGTTGAACACCTGCGGCTACGTCCCCGACAAGTTTCATCCCTTCTGCAGTTGAAAGAGCATTTCCGGTAAAGACTTGCAGCACCCGGCTTGATTCGAAAATTTCATCCCGTGTAAACGGAGTTTGGCCGGCAAAAGTTGTTAACTCGTCCAACCTTTTATTGGCCGCATCTCGGCTTCCGAGCAAGGTTTCAAATGCCGTCGTCATATTTTGACGATCAGCAACCATCTTTAAAGGAACCACAATTCCGCCTGTCGATCCCGCCCCTACACCGAGAATTCCGAGAGTTGAAGTTGCCGCGGAAGCGATCGCCTTCAGAGGTTTGGTTGCCAGGTCTAACACCTTAACTGTTGTGGTCCATGTCCGATTTAAATGTTCATTTGCAAAAGAAGTAATTCGGCGGGCAGGTGCCGTAAATCGATCAATAGCTTGAATGCTTGACCTGTAGTATTCAGGAATTTCACGCCTTGCGCTTGAGACAATACGATTGACGGTTCTCGTCACCATGTCTACCGCACGAACCGTGACATTATAGCCTCTTCCCAGCTGATCCCTTGCATATCTGGAGATACGGCGAATGACGGCCGTCGCCCGATCATTTGCCTCAATAATGATTCGGCGTGGGCCGGATAAGTGACGATCCAAATAGCGTCTAAGGCGCTGAATCGGTGGTGTTGCCCGGTCAACGACTCTCATCATAATTTCATGCGTCTGCGGCATCCTCCGAGCAATAAACCGATTGATTTTTTGCATTGATCGTGTCACCAAGTCCTTCACAGACAACACAAGCTGATGAGACCTGCCGATGTCCCGGAGAATGAACATATGAATTCTTCTCAACGTTTGACTGGCCCTGTCTCTTACACGAATAACAAAAGGGCGCTGCTCAGTCCTTTGTCTTAGTCTATTAATACGAGTCATCTCACCTCGGATAACACGCAGACGAGAGGTAATGCGATCCTGCAAATCAAATCGTGCGGATAATCTGGCCATAATCTATTTACCTCCCTTCTTTGCCTCTTTTTCTAGCACTTCAAGTTTGTGACCAATAAGCCCAAATAAAAACGCCTTGAAATTTCGCGGCGCTTCATAAATCTCTAGTAATTGGGATGGAGAATAATGAAGCTCATGCATGCAGTAATACAAATACACGGCCTCCTTATTCCCATCCTTGATTAGTTTTTTACAGCTGCTTCTAAATCTTCTGGGTCATCTTCAAACCCATTAATCTCAATAGCTTTCTGAAGCCAGTTCGCATATTCGCCGCCGACGGACAGGACACGCTTAGCAACCTCAACTGGATCAGGTGTTTTATATGCCTCTCTCAACTCTTTCGAACAGAAATCCGGATAAACAGTAGACTCTACCGCAATCCGTGCATAGAAACGTTGAGTGTCCAGGTCTTTCACGCGGCCCCGGCCTTTCACATTTTTATAAGTTGTATTCTCTTTTTCGAGCTCATCGATGCGCTCTGTCGTGATAGCTTTGAAGACAAAAGGAATGACATTCCCCTTTTTGTCTTTAAAACGCTTAGAGATAGGCACCATTACTTCTTCCGCTTCCTCTGTTTGTCCCGGCATAAAGAAGGAAAGATCATATACTTTTTCATTTTGTTTTTCGCTCATGTTTATTAGCTCCTTTTCATTTTGTTTGTGGGCAATAAAAAAACACTCTCGGTGTTTGAGAGTGTTATGGTAAAATATTCATTGTACATAAAGCTCGGCTCACTCAAGGGAAGTTAGCTCATCCCCTGAAAGGGGGGGATGCTTATGACAACATATGAGACAATCTCTTTAATGATTGCTTTTGGCATGTTGATTGCCGTGTTGTCGAAGAGAGATAAGTGAGACTTCCCTTGAGCCCTCGCAAAGTTCATAGGGAAGTCTCTTCCAAAGTGCGATTGAGCCAGCCCCTTTTGATGGGCCCGCTTTGTGTATGCCCGGTTGTTTGCGCAGCCGGGGTCTTTTTTAGTTTATGCAAGATGTTAAGAATGTAAACCATCTGACGCCCTTCACCGCTAATTATTATTAGTTATTTTGGTAACATCAGAAGACTTTGATATACATTCAGTATACATTCATTATCTACAAAACTAATTAATAATGCAATAAAAATTGTATCCTCAATACTTTTAATTGATGGTAAAACACATTAGAAAGAGTCATTCAGCTTCTCAGGCAAATCAAAATCCTCGAAAGTGAACGGCACTTCCTCTTCCAGTGCTTCCGAGTCTACATCGAGCCCCGCGATTTTGGCGGAGTCAAAGTTCACGTCGAACAGTGTGACCCGTTCAGTTCCGCGGCCGGAAGATTGGTCATCGAGAACCGCTTGCAATGTGAAATATGGATCTTCTCCCTTTTTCACATAGTTCAGCATCAGCTGCACAAATCGTGATGTGACTTTATAGAATGTCGCTGTTCCCGTTCCATTTGCCCCCGTTGTTTTATGCCCTGTCATACGACGGCCCATGACATTGACCTCTGCTTTGTTTTTCTCTACATTGGCCTCAAAGGTTTTGATAAAGGCCAATTCTTCCCCATCCAAAAACAGACGGCCTTCTTTTCCTGAAATCGTGTTTTGAGCTTTAAAAGCCATCTTACTTCACCTCCACATTGAAGTAGAATTTTTCAGCTGCGTCAACCGGCTGAACGGCCAGGTCAATCAAGAATCCGTCACGGTCCTCATTCAGCTTGATAGTCAGATCGTTTTCTGAATCAAAGCCTATAATCCCGTCTCCGTCCTGAAGTGTCGTCAGGTATTGAATGATGAGCGTTTTGACATACTGCAGGCCATCATCGGAAGCCGGGATATCACTGCCGGTTCCTTTTCTGGATTTAATAAGTGCTTTCAGTTCCCGTGTGAGATCGTTGTTGATGGCATCAAGTACCCGGATGATTTTGTTTTTCGAGAATTTTTTATTTTTCTCGGCCGTAAAAGTCGTGAGAGAATTAATATCCTTTTCAACGCTGACAGATTTATCGCGAGCGTCAAATGTGAATAAGAACTCTCCGTTGTTCAGCTTCTCAATGACTGTGTCATCGTCAAGGCGGTTCAGGACATCCACCGCGCCTTCGTATTCAACAAAGGTCAAGGATTGATTGAAAGAAGCTCCCGCGCTGGCCCCGGCTACCCATGCTGTAGCCTGATGCGGCGCAATCTCTGTACCGTCTTCCAACAGAACGCCTTCTGTCACATTGATAATGCCTTCATAATCGCCTTTATATCCGAAAAGGACACCTTGGACCTTGCGCCCTTGTTTATCGCGTAAACGCTGAATAAATGAAACGAATGTGGCTTTCAATTGCTCGCTTGTTTCTATCGGGAGAGCGATGGTGTCAAAGTATTCTGTTTCAGCTGCCTCCAAGAAATCCATATAGTCTTCATTCGTGGCCGTCTTGTCTGTACCGCCTGAAAGCCGGACTCCAGCAGAAGGATTTAGTTTTCCTTCTTCTTCATCACCTTCAGCCCCCGAAAGTGGAATCGTAATCGTCAGTTCTCCCTTACCGGTAAAGGTGACATATTGATTGGCTTGCAGTTCTTCTGCTTTAGAAACCGTTTGTTTATCCACTTCAGACTGATTAAAAAACGTGGTGACATCAAACTTTGAAGAATCCAAGACATTTTCGCTGACTTGAATGATGATGTCATTTCCTTTTGTGCCGCCGTAATTGGCGGTTGCTTTCACGCCCTCACCAATATCTCCAGTTGCGCGGTTTCCCTCATTCAAGCGATACAGGAGAACCGTCTGGGCTTTTTTCTTGGCTTCTCTGAATAAAAGCAGGGATGGGTCATCTATCGGCAATCCAACCTTTTTATTCAGATCCTCGATATTTGAGATTGAAATGAATTTTTTTGCTTCTCCCCAGCTTGTATTCACAGGTACAGCTGCAATCCCACGTTCGCCGAGAGAAACACGTTCCTGTGCTGTTGTTTTAAAATTAAAATAGATGCCGGCACGTTCTTTTTCTTTGCCTGGTGTGAATGTTCCGCCGTTCATTTATTTAGCCTCCTTCCGAAGAAATTCACGAATGCGTTTCTTCGCTTCTGATTTAGTCACTTGCTTCTGGTTCAAACCAAAAAGAGCACCGTCCAGAACTTCCGGTTTAACCCCGAACAGCTCTTTACTGTGCTCCCGTAAGTCTTGAATCTGAAAGAGAGATTCTGGGCGGCGCGTGGCATTCAGCCCCTCAATCTCTTCATTTTTTGCTTTCTTTGTGTCCACTTATTTCACCCCGCTTGTAAAATCAAAATCCTGAAGAGACGGCTTTTCATCTCTTTTGTACCAATATCGGCTGTTCCATTGAACAACCAACACAGCGACCCCTTTATCAGATATTCGTGATTCTATCCGATTGATTCGCAAAGATTCCCCCGTCTCCGTTCCTTCAGTATCAACAAGAGGAATCGTGCTGCGCCTTTCCCGTACAGCCTCAGCGATCTTCTCAGCTTCATCGTGGGCCTGTTGTGAATCCTTATGAAACAGCTTCACATTGAGGCTGTACGCTTTCATATACGTTGACACTGTGTCATTCCCATCCGCTACAGAAGGCGGCGGGAAATAGAGAGACGGGGTTTTAATTTGAATAGGAATCTCCCGGTCATATATTTGGACGGGAAACACCCGATAAAAGAAGTTCATAATGGACCCGACTTCATCGTTCAAGCCATCACCACCTTTAGAATTCATCCAGCCATTCCTGAAGCTTGCGGTCTAAGCTTTTTTCAAACATTCGCTCAAAGATCGCCAGTGCATTGTCCCAGAATCCGGATCCGTCAATCCATTGAAACTTCAGCAGCATTCCGGTTTCCGCAGCGGGATCATATTCAAAGCGGTCACCTTTCCATCGCCCAGGAACCCACCGGCGGTCGAGATTCTTTGATGGATCAATTGTAAAGTGCCCGTCGTTTACAAAAGAAGCGTATTCCAAATTGGTCCCTACATCCAATGTCAGACTGCCAGCGGTCGTAGAGAAAATATTGTCTGCGTCACCCTTCTCAAAGGAGTTTAACAGGCGGCGCGTTTCGACGGTTTCAGTTTTCATAATTTCATCTTGAACAATATCCAAAAACTCATACCCCATCGCCTCAAGCCAAAGCTCATATTGGCTTTGAATCCCTCCGTCAATTGCTTCATCGAGAGCCTGAATAAATTCATCCAAGCCGTCAATTCTCATAGATCGTCACTCCTGACTACCATCACTTCGATGTGATGATTTTTAATTTTTCTTGGCTTCTGCAGCTTATAAGAAGTTCCTTCCCAAATCACTTTGTCATTGAGTCGAATATCCGCTGAAGCTGGGAAATGAACCAGAAAAGAGTGAACGATCAATGTATTCGGTTCCTGCTGCACAACGGATTGATTTTTCTCCGTAAAGTAACAAGCTTGATCCAAAATATCCGGTTCATCGGGATAAGAGAATTCTGGCTGGCCATCCTGAACCGGAACACCATACCGGGATTCCGCCGGCTGCTCCTCTTTTAGATGGTAGATGTCACAGCGGTGTGTTAAGAGCCGACTGTAGCTCATAATGCTCTCACCCTAAGGAGAAAAGATCCTTTACCATCAGGTGGGACATTTGGATCCTCAACAAAATCTTTTAATAGATTTTCGACATCTGGCTTTTGAATGGTCTGACCGTCTCCAAGCGTATAGGAATAGTCTCCGATTTTTTCAGATTTATAGCCCTTGACGATAGATTCATCAGAATTGATCAAGGCGAAATATTGCGCCATCTTTAATAAGGCAAGCTTGACCTTTTCTGGCATCTGCTGATATTTCTCATCAGAAAAATTATGCCCGACAATGCTTTGAATCTCGGTTTCAGCCTCTAAAATATCATGCTGAAGCAAATCCTCAGGCCGAGCCTTTACCGTATCGAAAACAGAATAGGCAATCACTTCGTCAGGAGTGATCAGCATCCCGCATCACTCCCCTTGTTTCTGCAGGATGAAGGCAATCCTTTCATCTGCGTTTTTAAACGCTGCAGGATCGCCGCCAAGGTCAGAGATAATGTCCTCTTGTCCTGCCTTCGTCATGCCTCTCAATTCTGATTCTGTGTATACTTTCGAAGCAGGCGATGCCGCTGATATATTAGCGGCCGCTTCCTCTTCATTCGATTCGCCGCTACCTTCTGCACCATCATCCTTGGACTTGCCGTCAGTCTCTGGGTCTTCTTTCTCTTCTTTTTCTTTGATTAATTTACAATCAAACTGTTCATTGTCTTTAAGATAGAGATACACCGTTTTCTTGACGTCTCGCTCTGCACCCAGGGTAAAAACATGGTCCATGACATCGTAAGTTTTCCCTTTGATCAGTTGCGCTTTATAGGTATCTGCCATGCGTCTTCACCTACTCTTTGACCTTGATGATTTTGGCTACCGCGTCCTCTTCCTCAAACACGCTGTCCAGTTTTGCTGTCAAAACAATAATGAATTTTCGGCGGCGGATATCTTTATCGACTTCAATTCGGATATTACGGGAGAAGCCGAGCACGATGTTTTTCGGATGAGTCAAAATGACGTCTGATACGTCGATCGCTTTTTCTCCTTCGCCTGTGGAATATGGCTGCATGTTTGCGATTCCTTTGATCGGCACACCAAAAGCAGAAGAAAGCCCGCCTTGAACGGCAGCGTCCCCCAGATTGGTTTGACGATCGGCCACCTTATCCTTCCATTCAACTTCGATACCTGGTGAAGTATAGAAACGGAATTCCTGCGGCACGCGCAAATATTTAGGCGGTACAGCCTTATAACCCCGTTTGAAAATTTGCCGTGACAACTCTCCCCCCGCAGCATCCACAATGTGAGATTGGGCTTGCTTACGAATTCCATCAATTTGTGCAAGGAATGAATCATCTGATTTTGAATCCCCGTTAATGATCAATTCCTCGATATCCACTGCCGCACGCTCAGCCAGCATTTGCATGATGGTGTTTTGCAGGCCATCTTTTTCGATGTTGTTTTCGAGTGTGTCATACGTGATGTGGACTTCTGCGATGACTTCTTTTGCGTTCAGACCGATCGTACTTGTAGTTGGAACAGCTCTTTCATCAGAAGAAAGTGACTTTCCTTCCTCTGCTGCCCTCAAAATACGCTGGCCAAAACCGATCTTCTCAAATTTCTGTGCATCGTGGTCCATCGGAATGACGCGGGCATCATTTAAAATTGTTGGCGTATCTTGCACCATACGGATAAACGTTGATGCTTGAGTCGGATTCATTAGGCCGCCGCTTTTCAGTGAAGCGAGCGTCATTTCTGCCTTGTTGATAATCTCCTGGTTTCTCATCGTATTCCTCCTTTAAAGTAACCCGTCCCAAACGGACTTTTTCACTTCTTCTTTGTCTGATTCTTGATCAGATCCCGCTTGTTTTGAAATACCGCGGCTCTTTTCAACAGCTTCCAACCGCTCTTGAATAGGTGAGAGCTTTTGTTCAAGCAGCTCATCCATTTGTTTGATGACGGACTGTTCTTGTTTTTCATCCTCTCCGTCGCCCTCTGCAGATTCCGCTTCTTTTTCAATATCATCAAGTCGCTTGGTGATCGGGTTTAATTTGTCATCAAGCAATTTCTCAATATCTTCTTTTTTCAACTCGTCTTCCTCCTTTTCTGCTTCTGCCTGACTCAGCAAATTGCCAAGTGCAGTATGAGCGCTTTTAATTTCCTGTAGGTTAGCAGCCGAGATTTTACGGCCAGCCTTTTGGAGTTCTTCTGGCTTTGGCCCGATCGCCTTCTGAATATCATCAGCAATCAATATCTCCTGGGCGATATTCACAAGGTCTTCTAAGGCTTCTCTGATTTTTTCAGGATCGTTTTCCATCTCCTTAGGAGAACCCCAATTAAACAGAACTGAGTTCAACGCATCTTGAGCAGCCCAAAATTCGCGGCCGCTCCGTCCGTAGTTAAATCGATCCTGAACTTCTCCCTTTGTAAAGAAGTTTTTCAGCAAATTAAAAAGCCCTTTCTCTTCATTGGCAGAAGGAGAAAAAGGCTTCTCTTTTTGTTTTTCGATTGTTTCGGCGGTCCCAGCCATTGAATATCCGGTGATGTCGCCTTTTTTGATCTGTTCCCAAACCTCATCCGAAGCTTTTGTGACAAGCACCCAGGATCCTTTTTTTATGGTTTCACCATTGACCTCAAAGTCCGCCGGCGCGACATAGGATTCCACCACTTCACCGACGCCGCCTTGAAAATCATGTTGCTTATCAATCTCCCTGGCATCCTTCAGGAATCCGTGGGCAGCTTTTTCAATTTCATCAGCGGTCATGAAGTCACCGTGTGCGTCGGGCGTATCTGGTTCATATACGATTCCGTATACAAGCTTTTTTTCATCCTCCGCTTTTGTCAGGACTTTAATTTCTTTCTGAAAGTCAGGCTGCTTTTCTGACTTCATAAAAAAGAACTGCTTTTGATTAGCAGCCTTGTCTACGTAAGAAACGTGTGTAATTTTTGCGTTTACCAATTCTCGAGGCATTTTAGTTCACCTCCTTTCAAAAATAAGACAGTGTACACACTGTCTTTAACTCTCATCCTTCTGAATAAGTTTATTATATTCTTCCTCTTTTTCTGGATTCTTGTTAAAGAATTCTCTTATTAGAGGTAGTAAGCGTTTGGGAGGAAATAAAGCCTTTCTAGCGGCCTGAATGGCTTTAGCAACTGTAATATCCATATTGAAGTTCTTAAGATAGTATAATACTAAATATTTATTTCTGTTACCCCATTCAAAAGAAGTGGATATTTTGTAATCATCAAAAGCTTTTTTATAAAACAATTCAAAAAAACCAATCCCCTTTAGAATCATCACATCGAGTTCTTCAATTGGTTCTATAAACCATACATCCATATCAAAAATCTCTGTATCTACATTTTGAAACATGTGTAAAATAGATTCTTCCATCTCAGTTGTCGGTATGAGATTATTTTTAACTAGTTCAATAAAGATCTTATAATCAGATATATCACGAAAACTCTTCCAAGTTGATCTAATAAATGTTTTTTCTCCCGAGAAATGTTTAATCAAATTAGGAGCTTGTCTGAAGATACTTAAAGTAAAGGACCTGAATTCGTCTCTAGTTAAGAATTTTATTAAGATCTTCAAATAAGCATCGTTCAAATATTTCAACAAACCTTCCCATAAAGGGGTTTTCTTCCCTTCCACTTCAATATAATCACTGAAAGTAGCCGACTTAGTTAAGTTTATTAAGTCTTCGAAAAAACTTATTAAGTCTGGTTGATCTATAGATTGTGGTATTTGTAATATTATTGGTTCAATACTAGTATTAGGAGGAGTTAAGCTAGGATCAAAGTAGTCTTTGATTCGTTCTAGCATATAATCCTTACTTCCATTAACCCTAAATTTTAATGAGTTGGACTGTAAGAAAAACCAAAAAGCTTCAACATGTGCTCCACCTATCATATTCCCTTTTGCATGAGCACAGTCATTACGCCTGTTTTTCCAATAAAAATATTGGTCATATAGATCGTCATTCAGACTAAAAATCGGCTTCTTTTTATTTTGAACAGCTTTTATTACTTCCTTATCCCAATTATCGTCATTTAAAAATTTTTTCTGATATGTACTCCACTCACTTTCACTATAATTGTCTGGACTCTTTGCTTCCAGTATTCGGTCTTTTAATACCGTTTGAAATCCTAAGAAAGAAAATAATAGTGATGCCCTGTAGGCAGCAGCATTGTAACATTCTATACTTTCATTAAAGAGAATGTTCGCTTCATCACCAAACTTCTGTGACTCCACCCATTCCAAAAAAGGATTTCTCATGAATTCAATCACCTTACTTTCATAAAAAGTATGATAATTGTACCATGATTTCAGCAATTCATTTCCAGATTTTTTTTCGCATTACTTCTTTTTCTTTTGCTGACAACCCTAAAATTTTGTTATCAACCACGGGTGATAGAACGCAATGACAATGAACCCGCTCTTTGGCTGACAGCTTTGAATCCCTCGGATGCATACAAGTTTCACCGCTCCCCGGGATCGTAAATTCTTCATTGACACCAATGACCGTTCCATCGAGAGCCATATGATTTTCACGTGGATTGTTTTTCTTTCCCCCGCTGTGCCTCCACTTTTTCGCAATGACAGCCGGCGATTGAGAATAAGCCTCCTGCTGCGCCGCAGAGGAAGCGGCAAGCACTTCAGTTATGGCTGTTGTTCGAGCCCGGCCTCTATCAAACTGCGGCAAGTCCCTGAGAGTCAATTCAATGTCCTGAATAGAAGCACCGTCCTCGATGGCTTCTGTCAGCACATCTTCTACCGCTTCATGGGTATTTAATTTCATGATCTCGGCCAGCTCTTCGGACCAGCCTTTGATCCAATTTGTTGAACGACTCGAAAGAATTTTAAACGGTACTTCGGGATCCAATGAATCCATGATGACAGTAGCCAGCTCCTCAATGGTCTGCTGCAGGAAACCTTCTGTCAGCTCCTGAAATTGCTCCTCGAAGTCATCCCCTGCAAATAGATTCTGCGTAAAATACACCAGAATGGCTTCTAACGTCTCTTTTGAGTCTTTGCTTACAAAATCATTCAGACCACTTAAAAACTTCTTACGCTGGCGCCTGATCAATCTGGCGACCTTTTTTTCATATTCCTGAACATAACCGGGTATTTTAGAAAGGCCGGGGAAATCAGGTATAACCTCCACGAGTGATTTTTCATCATCTTCCTCGGCTTTTTGAATAAAGGTGTTCAGACTGTTTAAAAGCTGATCGGTCTTATTCATTTTGCTTCAGCTCCTCGAGGACATCCCTCATATCCTTCAGCAGCATAATCAAATCCTCTGACCGATTATCTTTTGATTTTTGAAAAAGAGCCTGCAGCGGATCAGAAGAATTGTTTTGTACCTTGCCAATCGGCCGGCTGTACTCATCCTCTGGCCATTCTTCAAGCGTCTTACCAAGCACCCGCCCGGCCAGATCCCGGAGATCGTTGGGAGATACTGCGCCGGCATTAATAAAAGGCCCCAACACTTTGGCAATCTCCATCGGATCACGGAAGTCCGGGCCTTTTAAAGTGAGCTGTGCATGATAAATATTCAAATCAGACAGAAACAAATTATTCAGTTTGCCGGTTATAATTTTTCTTTCCGGCTGGAAGACTTGTTCCTCTGTGATTTTTCGAGCGGTGTCCGCGGTTGCCTTGTTATACTCGTGTGCTTCCCCTGTATAAAGCGGCGGTAGACGGAAGGCAGAACGCAGCTAGCTTCTGCTTTTCTCGTCATATTCAAGGAATAGGGCATCTTGCTGCAGAATTTCGCCCAGGGACTTAATATCAACCTTGACGGAGGATACATCCTCTTCCCCGGTAATGCCCTTTTCAGTTGGTATCCCCTCAACCTCAAGCAGGAGAAATTTATGAGCGTTTTCTGTGCCTTCAAGATCATTCATGTATTCCTGCAGCTGTTGATAAGAGGCTTCAGAAAGCATCCCGTTTTCGACTGTGATGGCTGCTGGGATATGGCGCCCTTGCTTAAAGTACATGTAATTCAGTTCTTCCGCTTTTCTGGCCCCGTATAGATTTACGATATGCCCAATCCAACGGGGAACGCCATAAGCACCGCTGCCGAGCTTGAAGTGAATGACTTCGTTAGCTTGAAGCTCCTCTGGAGTGTTGGCTTCATATTTGCCAGTCCGCAAATTCATAATTCGCGGATCCCCGTATTCCTTGAAGAAGACCTGTTTTCCATCAACCATCTGAACATACTTCCGGAATCTTTTCTTCCGCTTCATCGTTTTGATTTCATTGTGCTCCCGAAATGTGAATTCTACTTCGATAGGCTCCGTATAGTGGCACACCCTCATGTTTTTAACGTCCAGATATTCAACTCCCGCTGGTTTCCCGGCCCCGTTGCGGAGGACTTCTAGAAATCCGTTCCCGGTTTTCTCCCGGTCTTCTACAGCATACCCGACAACAATTTCGGCCGATTCGTCAAAATGAAGGTAGCGGATAAATTCCTCAAGCCGTGTCCAGTCATTTTCCGCAGCCTGCTTTTTTTCAGACTGTACATCATCCCCATTGATATCAAAGGTGTATTCCACATCAAAGCCAAAACCGAGAATATTTGTCTTATAGGCATGAATGCATTGCTGCAGAATCGTCGAATATTCTGCGATACTTTTCAGTTCCTTCAAATTGTAAGGCGGCGCAATGATGTCATTTTCTTGATAGGTGAACTGATCTTCATAAATCTGTTTAGTCGTTTCGCTCGACGCATTCGCTTTGAACACGGTGGCTTTCACAGATTGTTGAGCCATGCTTTACCTCCTCTCTCTATTTGGCCGCGGCCGGATTTTCGGTTTCTCCTTCAGATCGGTGACCTCGTAATCATCGAGGGCATACCAGATGGCCGAAAGAGTGTGGGGATCGATCTTGAATTCATCTTCAATGATGTTACCCAGCTTGTCCTTTTTATAGGTCAGCGGCTTGAGTTCAAAAATGGTGTTCTTGCATTGGTCGGAACAAATGATCTTTTTAAACCGCTTGATCTTTTTCGTATACTGTAGGCGTGAACCCTGGTACTTGTGGGCTCCCACCATATTGAAACCCTGCTGCCGGAAATACTGAATCGTTTTAGGCTCCGCTGAATCAGCTTTGATAAGCTCCTGGGTTTTCTTGAATTCTTGGAGTTCCTCTGCCGTTCGATCATCGGTCATTCCTCGCTTGTAATACTCCCAGTAGACATAGAGATATTTTTTCTTATGGTCTACCGCAAGCCGTACAACGGCGTTATAGGATTCTTCAAAACCGAAGTCCATTCCTACCCGCTTAATCGGGCAGTCAATGTTCGAGACGGCCTGCATTACTTCATCGTGTGGCCATTCTTCAAACTGAGGAAAAACCCGAACCCCATTCACACCAAAATGACCTTTCCGGGCGATGCGGTAAAGGTCTGGATCGTATTCTTTCAGTTCATCCAGCTGCTTCACGTAGCTTTTCGGCAGAAACAAATTATCATCAGCAGTAGAATGATGATAGTATGTGTCATTTAAAACGATCGTTCGCTTTTCATACAGCTCTTTATCATCCAGGACAAATCGATTATTCAGATCGTCTTTAAAGAAATGCTTATATGTCCAGTTGTCTTCCCCGACCGGGTTCGTGGAAAAAATCATATGAAGCGGCAACGTAGGATGCCGTAGACGGCCGAGAAGCTCTTTAAAGCCTTCATATTTGACCTCTGAACATTCCTCAATCCAAATGATTGAGATGTTATTGATCGATTTCAGTTTAGCCGGTTTATCCAGCCCTTTGAAGATGATGCGGCTGCCATTTGGAAACCTGACCTGCATCGGGGATGTCATACACCTTACGATATGATCAATCTCTAAATCATTGATGATCTCTTCAAAAAGAGAGAATGTAGAATCCCGGTGAGTGTCGTACACTTCACGAATGACTAATACTGTCCGTTTTTCTTCAAGAAGCTTCAAAATGAGCTTGAGAGCAATGTGATAGCTTTTGGATGATCCGTAACCGCCGACGAGCAGCTGAAATTTTTGATTCCAGTCAAAAAGAAAGTCTTCGAAATGCGGATTGACTTCTTTTTCTTTTACCGTCATTTACCCTCACCCTTACGAGTAATTGTGATATTCACAGAATTGTCCACAGGGCGGGCAGTCAGGCGTTCAAGTTCAACTTGCTTTGTCTCATTTGAAAGATAGATGCCGCGGAGCTTCAATTCATGCTCATCCATTAAGCGGATCATATCGTATTTCTGACGAATTGCTTTCAGCCGCTTATCTGTTACACGAGTGAGCGCCTCTTCAATGTTCAAGATGTCATCAATCGCCCTCATCTCGGTTTCTTCAATTTCGGTTACGACAAGACGCTCATTCATGACTGGGACCGGCTTAACAAGTCCATTTTTATCCGGCGTCTGAACGATATCCTTTACCTTACGCATTTGTTGCAGCACGCGGCGCTGTTTTTCAGATAAACCGTTCTGGATTCTATTTATTCGCTGCATCATCCGCCGCTCCCGAAGACTCAACTCCCTGATCGTTAAATCAATTTGATAAAGCGGATCGGTTTCAATTTCTCCAAATAGCTGTCGCTCGTCCTCATTTAAAAAGTCCCACATGATCGTTTCATATTCGCCGGTACGGACGGAATTTTTATTCCCTTTTGGAGCAGCACCGCCCCTATTCCCTTTTGCATTTTCGTTTCCAGGTGGTGCCTTTCCGCCCTTGTTTCCTTTGGCGTTTTTATTCCCTATTGGAGCGCCGGGACGAAAAGGAGCGCTCCCATTCGATTTAGGAGCGCTCCCTTTGAATTTTTCTTCCCATTTATCTGTTGCTTTCCATTTGCGGACGGTACTGCTTGAGACGCCCAATTCATCCGCGATGTCTTTTAATTTCTTGGTTCCGCTGCTTTCTTTCCATAAACGGAACGCTTCGTCACGTCTTGGATCACGCGGTCTCGCCATTACATTTCACCCACCTCCGCAACCTGAATTGAGTTTGAGTTTGTTTTGATAATTCCATATACTTCTTGAAAAATTTAATCATAAATAAAGTGTTATTGCACAATAATATGATCAATACAAAAAACATGGAGGTTTTATAATGTATCAAGTTACTTATTTAAACGAAAAATTAGAGGAAGTTACCGAAACACCTAGGGAAAATTTAGGATCTACTACGCTACACCCACAAGAAAACAATATTTCACCTGAGAATACTACTTTACCTAGAAATGATGTTTCACCAGAAAATGAGACAACAAAAGGAACTTTAGAAAAAACATTGCTTTCTTTTGATTTACCTGAGTTTGTATGGCCAAGAATTCGTAAAAGACGTCATCGGATCGCAGCAAGATTGACTTATCCAAAAGATATGGAAGCAACCGCTAAAAATTGTTTTGATAAAGCGGTTATTGCAGCTCTTCTTGCCGGAGGAGGCACACTATTTACTCCTGCAGGAATGGCAGCCGCAGTACCTGCAATGAAAACCGCTTTTGTCTCCACGCTATTAGCATGCCTAGGTGAGTCATTATATAGTTCTGTAGACTTCGATCTTTTTTATGAAAGTCGCAGAGTTTAAAGAGAACAAACGACACCAAGAGTATAACTTGGTGTCTATTGTTTATAATTCCTCATCTTTCTGAAGCTGTATATCCAGCTCGATGAGCTTTTTTAAATCTTCAACAGTGTTCACCTTAATATGGCCGCTTTGAAAATCTTTGACCCACTGAGAGATACCTGCCTGAATAATTTTCCGGTATTTCTCTTTAGATTGACTGATATTTTCAAGCAATTCAGCACTATGAAGGAGAAGCAGTTCTTCTTTTTCATCATCATCATAAGAACGTATGTTTGTATTTTCTGTTGCCATTTGCCTGGTCCTCCAATAGAATAGAGATGAGAGCGTGATTTTCCCACGAAACGCGGCCGCGTCTTCATCACGCTCTTACCAGGGTGATGGCCTTGGATGAGGGAGGGTGTTGTCAGCACCCTCTTTTTTTATTTCAATTCAATAATACTGGTTTAATTCCCGTAGCCGTTTCAAAACGTTGTTTAATGACATCACAGAAATAAGGATCGAGTTCAAGGAGCCGGCACTCCCTGTCAGTCTGTTCACAAGTCATTAAGGTGGAACCGCTGCCCCCAAAGAAATCAAGGACAATATCTCCTTTTTTACTGCTATTGCTTATTGGAATGTTCAGCAACTCCAAAGGCTTCTGTGTTGGATGTACATACTTTGAAATATCACCACGCGAAACCTCCCAAACTGAAGTTGGAAGTGGCTCCTCCTCATCTAATCCTGCCTTCCAAACCGTGGTCTGTTTCCGGTCACCATACCAAGCAGGAGAAAAACTCTTTTTGAACCCATAAAAAACGGGTTCATGTTGGTATCGATATTGCGCCCAACCAAATGTAGGTGAATTTTTCACCCAAATACATTGAGTGCGAATGTCTAAACCGGCATTCCTCATCTCATTTTCAAAGGCAATCTGATAGGCAGAAGGATGAAACACATAAATCGCGGCCTTATCTTCCATTACTTTTGAGTAATTCTGAAAGACGTCTCTTAAAAATTCATCAAATTGATCAGCTGCCATTTCATCATTCAAAATAGAAGCATGGCCATCATCGTTTAATTTCTTGCTGTCACTTTTCACCGCCACATTGTAAGGGGGATCGGTCACAACGAGATCTGATTTCGTCCCCTGCATTAGCTTTTGGACATCTTCAAGGTTTGTAGCATCCCCACAAACTAAAAGGTGGCGCCCAAGGCGCCATACATCTCCATATTTAGTTTCAGGTTCCTTGATATTATCTAAAACCTCTTGTACATCAAAATCGTCTTCCTCAACAGGAAGAACCTCTGAATCTCCCGAGAAATCTAAAAGGATCTCCTCTAATTCTTCTCCCGAAAAACCAGTTAATGTGATGTCATCAAAAGTGTTATTTAATTCAGTAAGAAGCAGCTGGAGCTTTTCCTCATCCCAGTCGCCGCTGATCTTATTTAAAGCCAGGTTGAGTGCTTTTTCCTCAGCTTCATTCAAATTCACAACTGAAACAAGGAGAGTCTTTTGTTTTTCTTCCATAAGGATCTTAAAACGTTGGTGGCCGCCAACAAGGTTCCCAGTCCTCTCATTCCAGACTAATGGTTCGACTGCGCCAAAACGTTTCATAGATTGTTTCAGTGCTTCGTATTCCGGATCTCCTGGCTGCAGATCGATCCGGGGATTATATGGAGCCGGGTTGATTTTCTCTATTTTTATTTTTTTAATTTTCACTGGTACCTTTTCCTCTCTAATAAAGAAGCGCAAATTAGCTATCATAACCTTATTAACACAAACAAAAATGAGATACCCAATATTGGATATCTCTCCTCTCTATAAAAAATGCACTTTTTGACCTTGATTAATATGGCATTCTTTTTTTATTACGAGTAAATATTTTTTGTACAATCACATGTAATTCATTTAGGTGGGGTTTAGACATAATAACCGTAGAAATATCGTTAGAGATTACTTTCCTATTTCCAACTTTAATCCCTTGATCGTTTAAAACTTTTGCTACTTTACTTACATTCCCGTGTATAGCATATTCTCTAATGACTTTCTTTTCAAATGTATCTGCATCACACTCTTCTGTAAGCTTGATAAAATTGTTTAATTCTTTTACAGTTTGCTTTGCTTTTTCTAAATTCATATTTTTCCCTCCCCTCCTATTATCGGACAATTGAAATTTTAATAGAAGCTCTTGCGAAATTTGTCGAATAAAAATTCATCAATACCTAACACAAATGTAATATAATAATTTCAAGCTTTTGTAGCTAGGAGAGGGCGGTGGCTCCCGGTTAAATCCGAAAACACCGAAATCCTCCTCACCTAGATGGGGGTGTGGTTATGGAGATCCATATTAAAATTTCCCGCAACTTGGCAGTCGCTCTTGTGATTGTAGTTGCGCACGCCTTTCTCCGATAGGAGAGAGGCTTTTCACCATTAAATCTTTCTTATGAAATAGGCAAAAACAGTATCACTGGATCCAAAAATATGAACCCAAAATTATTTTCGTCTGGACCGACCATTTACTCTTTTATAAATGTCTCTTTGGACTCCCATAATCTCTTCCCAATCCTTTCTGGAAAGCTGCTCATTTTTAGCAACAGAAGCATTAAGCCTCTTTTTATTCTCAATAGACAAAAGATCTCTTAATTTCATACTCATTTCTCCTTACCGAATAAACACCACCTTGCGCTATTCGCTTTTTTAAATTAAAAATGACTCCGGATAATCTCCAGGAGGACGCAAAGATTATTGGAGCCATGTGAAAATGACTTCCTGTGCAAACGGGATCTCACCGCTTGCGTTCCCCGTGACTATCGCGCGCAATCCTGCATAGACTCCAGCCGCTCCTCCTGTGAAGCTGACGACCTTCATCATCATTCGATACATCCGAGTTCACACTTGATAAGGGAAAGGTGCGTCTCCCATTCTGGCCATTAAAAAAGCGGTCACTAATCAGCTGCACAATCCGTGTGCAAAAGATCAGTGTCCGCAGGCTCTCCGTCTTGGACTCGATATTCACGTTCGTTTTTCTTGTCTCTATCGTATGACAAAGTGGAATAGAAAAAGTCCCCCATTTTATCCCCCTTTTTGTCGGATTTTTCTCGGATTTGAACATAAAAAAAGCACTCAACCAAAGTTAAGTGCTTAATAATTATTTCTGCTATCCACAGAAGGCTATACCAACGTAAGGATGGTCTAAAAATTTAAGTTCACCATAAAAAATCTTCCCTTTACTCCTCTTCTTCATACTCTCTTAGACTGTTAATTAATTCAGTGAAATTATCACAGACATAGGTTACCGCTGCTTCTGGATTCTCAAATGCTTCTTCGTGATCCCAAAAAACCACAGTCGGGCTTGTTTCAGAATTTCTATAATCAAAGCAAAATAAGTTGCCTCCTGCATCAGTTGCAAAGGGAATAATGTTGTCAATTAATCTATCCTTAACATTATTGAATGTTTTATAAAGATCAATTGGCCTCTCTGGGTCTCCAATGCTCAGCAGGTTATTAATCGATTCTCTAAATCCCGCAATAACAACAACACGTTTATCTACTGGAGAGCATCCATTGAATTCTTTTATGTATTCTTTATAATCTAATGGAAATTTAAAGTTAAGAGTTTCTTCAAGACTATGAATTTGCTCATGAGTTGGCTCTTTAAATGTGCTCCGTTTTCTCCAATTAACATTTTGCATAATTAACCTCCTTATTTTTCATCTTTACCCCAAATTTTATATCCACCAGTATGGCCAGTCTTAGAATGAATTTCACGATCAACTAGTTCCATTTTTCCTGGTGTTTGATGATGGTGCCATGTATATTTCTCAGGGGTAATACCATCTCTTAAGTCTAATAGGTCATCTTCAGATAGTTCAAGTTTTTTAATAAGGGACGGGTTTTCTTCAATTTCTTTATAAAGCTCCTTGTTTAATTTATTGAAGTGCTGATCCCTGGTTTTTTTTAAATCACTCTCATCAAGCTTAGTAGTATACTTAGATTCGAAAATAGGAAAACCATCTTTGTCGTAAGGAACACCCGTGACAGGATGTTTTTTATTTTTAAGATGGCCCATTCTTAAATTTATCGTTTTTGTTACTCCTGAAGAATTTTCATAAGTGTACGGAGCAGCTTGTACAAGCACACTTTTCTTTTTATCCTCAACCAGCTCACGTATCAGAGGTGTATTCTTCACGTTAATAGAATTCCTCGCGTCCTGAAGAATCCCTTCCAGTGCAGGAGTGTAACGATTATTAGGTGGCTTAATTGACTGTTTTACAGTCTTACCAGCTTCCTTCACCTTGCCAACCGCGGTTTTCCCAGCTTTCGCAAGATCTTTCGAACCCGTTGAAACAGAGGATTTTCCGCTCCGCAAGCCGGCAAGGCTTCCGATCAAATAAGTAAAGTAATGCGCCCTTGAATACGCATCTCCATGTACTACTTTCTCATCCCATTTTTCCGCCAACGTGTCTACCATACTCAAAAGAGCGCCTTTATAATCGTATCCAAGAACTGTGTCAAAAACAACTTGCGGGTCTTTATGTAAATGGTCGATTGTCCAGCCGAGATTCCACCCCAACTCAATTCCGCCGTCAACAAAATCTTTCGCAAGATCATATCCAGCGACAGCACTGCCTTTAACTGATTTATATACAGGACCTAAATATTTTTCCCCTGACTCATCTAATTTTTCCCCTGCGTCCACTAGTCCGTCTAAAAAGCCCTCGCCGGCCTCTTTAACATTATCAATTGTTGCTTGGAGAGGATCATCCCAGAACTCAATGGATTTAACATGCTCCATTTGTTCTGGTGTGAGATTATCATAACCGATTTCTTTAGCAATCTTAAGATACTCCTCTGAATCGGAAGCATTTTCAAGCTTTTCTCGCAACTTATAAAGTTTAACATCATGTTCACTAACTTCGCTAATTTCTTTTTCAATTTCTGATCTTTTATCAAGCTTATCCAACATGACTTCCATCGCTGTCTCTTGATTCCCGCTCAGAGCATCCATCTCATCCGGCTTTAAAATCGAGCCTTTTTGATAGCCGGTGATTTCAATTTTAGGCCCGGTATACATTTTCTCGAGCCTTGTGATATATTTTTGCATCGTTTCAAGATCTTGTTCAGCGGTTTTCAAAGCGTTTGTTTGCTCCCTGTCAAAAGCATGGAGTTTTTCGAGCGTGCTGCTGATTTCCTTTTTGGCTTTCTGATTCTGTTCATGAAAATCACTGTCATCCAATTTAGGTAAATCGGCAATATGGCTGACTTTCGCGATCGTGGCGTTGGCTTTGGAAACCAAATGTTTCGTTGTTCGATCGGCCGCGTTCAAGCCTTGTTCCAATTCGTGCTCAAGAAAGGCTTGTGAAATATATCCGTTGTGATTCGGTTCCAAGGAATCCAGCGCGTTTTTAATATTTTTCAATGCCGATTGGTATTCTTCAATAAAAGTTTCATAAAATCGCAGAAACGGGGTGTGGCATTCTTCGTAAAAGGCGCGAATGGCGTCCCCGCCTTTTCCTTTTAAAGCATCATCAAGAGATGTGATACCGTCAACGTTTTTTTTGACTTTCGTAATTTCATCTGATTGTTTTTTTAATTGTTCCAGCGTATCATCTATTCCATTTCGTAACGCTTGAACATCCAAAGTCTTCATAGCATTCTCCTCTAATACTAAAGTTACAATCAGTATAGAGTTTACCACTATACGGAAAAGAATTGGTGAATAAATCCTGTCTATTCTTGAAAATGAATCAAAGTGTTTAGGTCAAAACACCCTGATGATTTTGAAATGTCCTCAACATAAAATGATTGTCAAAAACTCAACTATTCTGTAAAATACAAGAAAGTATGGAAATGGAAAACGGTTATCCTGAGGAGGGGTTATCAATTTGACTGGAAAGATTTCTTCAGCGTCTGTCGGTGTGAAGATAAATGAATGGTATAGGTATATAAGGACTTTTAGTGTGCCTGATGCCGAAATATTAAAGGCAGAGATTGAACGAGACATTCAAGAAATGGAAGAAGATCAAGATTTGCTTTTGTATTACTCTTTAATGGACTTTAGGCATCGCATTATGCTTGAATACATTGCACCTGGCGAAAATTCTTCCTCGCGTCCGACAATTTCAGAATTGTCGCGCAATATAGACAACAAACAGGCTCGTTTAAAAGGCATCCTTGAATATTATTATAATTTTTTCCGTGGTATGTATGAAAATGAAAAAAGAGAGTACATATCCGCCATTACTTACTATAAACAGGCAGAGAATAAACTTGCTCTTGTTGAAGACGAAGTGGAAAAAGCGGAGTTTTTCTTTAAAATTGCAGAAGTCTATTACTACATGAAACAGACATATTTTTCAATGCATTATGCACAAAAAGCTCTTGAGAGATATAGAGAACAAGAAACATACAATTTGAGAATTATCCAGTGCCATACAATAATGGCCGGAAACTGGATCGATGCTAACAGATATGAAAAAGCAGTCCTTCATTTAAAGAAAGCCTTGGAAATGGCTGAAGAAGAAAAAAACAAACCAATGATTGCCCGGGCTCTTTATAACATCGGTGTTTGTTACTATAATCAAGATTTGTACGAGCAAGCGGTTGATAATTTTCAAAAAGCAATTTCAATTTTTAAAGAAGAGGGCTTCATTAAATCCCTCCCGCAAGCATACTTTTTAATGACACAAATTCAATTTAAACAAAAAAATAAGAAAAAAGCACAGCTCTTCTTTGATGAGGGATACGAACATTCAAATGAGGTTGGTGACTCAATTTATGGCTTAAAGTTTGAGTTTTTAAAGGGTCTTTATATGGGGGATCCGGATAACAAAAAAATTGATCATTGCTTACTTCATTTGGAATCAAAAAAAATGTACCCTGATGTAGAGGATATGTCACTAGATGTGGCTAAATACTATCATGAAAACAAATGTTTTGAAATGTCATCTCTCTACTTTTTAAAAGTTGAGGAGGCACGAAAACAAACACAGCGGGGGGATTGTTTATATGAAGTTGAAGTTTAAAGCACTAACAACATCTTTGGCCGTAACAGCCGTTTTGCTTTCAATTGGGTTTATGAATGTAGTCTCAAGCAGTTATCATATTGCAGAAAGACTCATGGTTTAAGCAATTAAATAATAAATAGCGGACTCATAAGAGTCTGCTTTTTTGTTTTAACAGCCCTCAGATTATCCCTAGAGCTGTCGCAAGATTATTAATGGCCTGTCGCTTTATCTGATAATATTTGTCCTTTTTCAGCCCCATCTCCATATAAATCTCAATATCCTTGATTTTCTTTGAAGAAAGATACTTGGCCTTTATGATCTGCAATTCATCATCATCAAGGCTTTGTTTGAGTGCTCTGTCCATCTGACAAACTTTCAATTCATTTAAAAAGTGCTGGTCTCTGAGCTGCGGGAAAAGGTTATTCATCCCGGCCTCTTCCCGTTCTTTCCGGTTTTCAAGCTGGACCTTCAAAGCTTTATATCTTTTCAGCTCCCTTATAATCGTATTTCTGACTTCTTTTTCATCTATAGGCGGCAGAAAAGCCAATTGTTTTGCTAACAAATCAATCCCTCCTGAAAATAAAAAAGACACCAATCAGCACTAAGTTGCTATGATTAGTGTCCTCCAGATGCCCAGTAGAACTTTAAATACTGATTATTGTTGATCACTGTCTCTTTCATTCGCATATCTTTTTATATCGCTAGATATACTTTTAATATGATTAGTCATTTTTTTCATATACTCAGATATATTCTTTACTTCAAAACAAGCCCTGGTAAGTTCATTAGAATACTTTAATGTTTTTTTAAGCGGTTTTAAGTTCAATGAAATTTCATTTTTTAATGCGATGTTATCTTTGTTCTTATATAGGATCGTACCGGTTATTTTTCTAAATCGATCATCTTTTTTAGTATCACTTTGACGTAAAAATGGGTATTTCACACTGCAACCTGGAGGTAAAACACATTCCCTTATAAGGTCATTAATTAAAAATTCCTTTGGGTTATCAAAGGTATATAGTGGTTCACTAGATTTTAAATCAGTAATGTATGCTGTTGAATGTCCAACATTTTTAAATTCTAGTTGACCAACACTATATCTATCTTCATTAAAGATCAAAAGTATTTCTGGAAGCGAATTTAAAAAATCTTTTTTTAAATTCAAATAATGCCCTAGAATCGAAGAAGCTGTACCTAATAATGCTATTGAAGATATGAACAAGCTTACATCCTGGGTTTTTTCACCAAATAAAGCAGTGTACCCCACCCCCATACTTATAAGAGCAATGACAGCAAATGCAATAAAAAATATTTTAATTCTAAACGGAATTTTGGGTTTCAAAAATTCTCCCCCTCATCAAATTTTACCCGCTTCACCTTGCCCTGATGAGTGATAATCTTTGTCTCACCATGAAGAGGAAGCTTGACCATTTTTGCAACACCATGACTTACTATTATTGCAAAGTTTTCCTCGCCTTCCATTATATCAACTTTTAGACCTTCTGTACTAACATGTAGTTTTAATTCTTTAAGTCTCAAAATGTTCCCTCCGCAAATTTTAATTGGTGAATTAAAAAATCACGATTACAATGAACAGTGACGTATTCGAAATGGATATGGGGTTCTGTATTCGTGTCAAAGGTTAATCAAAGAACTGTTTCCTTATTCAAATCTCTTCTGTAATTCCGATTTTCTTTGAGTCGAAACTTCCGATCATCTTTTTCTTTTTAGAATCCTTATAACAGAACACACGGACGATAAAGGTTCCGCTACCTAACTTTCTTCTTACTGACGGCACACTAAATTTTTTAATAGGGGTGAATGATTTAAAATATCCAGCTGTACTTCCCCCGCTGTATAAACCGGTGTTCATCCATTTATAAATATGGGCTGTGTAATAAAGCTTTGAGCTGCCTTTCTTTTCAATCTTCCAGTCAACCGTTGAAGCACGGGTAGTGTATGTGCTGGCATCCGTATAGACTCGCGCAGTATATCCATTTCTAATTTGCCAGCCGGACCATACGGCCTCGGCTGTTCCGGTTGTTGCAAAAAATCCAATGAACGTTATTTCAACAACGATCAGAAACATCATTATTTTTTTCAATCTTTATCTCTCCATTTTAAAAAAGTTCGTAATCATCAAATCTAACCCTGAAAATCTTACCTTTTGTTGTTTCAACAACTGTGGATCCATGTTCCACAGCCTCATATTTTTTCACTTTGCCGCTATGTCCATCGAGCACAAGGAGAGTCACTTTTCCTTTTTCAATCTGCTCTGTAAAAGTTAGATCAGAATTAACGTCTACTTCTTTCCCTCTTTTTCTTTTCAAGTAGGATGCCCCCTTGTATAATTTATTTGGGAGATTTTCTTATACACTGGGGCAAATTGCTTCGGTTTTTTATTGGCTAATTTCAAAGTCATAGAGGAGGACGGCTTTTCCCCCTCTATGCAGCGATTGATCATGCAGCACCGTGTTCCTCATCTTCCTGGTCATCCTGATTGTCGTTTTCATCAGGAGAATCTTCTGCTGCAGGCACATCGTTTTCTTGCTTGAACAGTGGCTCCGCTTCTGCGTCCTGGTCTTGCTTCCAGTCCCACCATGTATCAGCAAGCGGCGCAACTTTCGCGAAATATTGATCCATTAGATCAACAATTTTGCCCGAAGAGATGTCAAGCTCAGACGCCAATTTGCTATAGGATTCACCTTCAATTTTGCGCTTCACGAAGTTAGGGAAGTCGCTCGGAAACTCCTCGAAATTAGGTGCCATTCCGCTGGTGATAAACTCCTCTATAATGGTCCGTTCGATCTGTCGTTTTTCTTTTTTGGTTGGAATGTTTTCTTTAGGCAGTCCAAGCTCAGCCTCAAGTTGTTCGGGCTGCGGCTCAACCTCTGATACTACTCCATGCTGATCAACCTTATAGCTGGTTGTAGGTTGGTTCGTGTTTGGATTGATTTCAACGTTATAATTGACCAGTGTTGATTCCAGTTGTGATTCAACTTTTTGATCAATCATTTCAGAGAGGTGTTGAATCTTCCCGTCTAAATCCGCGCTATTGACCTCCAAGGTAATTTCCGTTAAGCCCTTCGGTTTCATATTCACCTTTTTTACGATTGCTTTGAAATCAATGAAAGACATAATTGTTCCTCCTCCTGGGATAATGGGGTGACTTTAATTTCAATTCTTGGTTTCTCGCTATAAAATTTACTGACGTGCAAATCAACAATTTGGCTGTCATCTTGCCATAGCACTTTGTTAAGGCCGTCCTTGATACCCTTGATATAGTTATCAACGTCCGGTTTTTTGCTGGGCCGGAGCTCTCCTCTTTCAGCTGCAGTAGCCTTTTTCTTGCTAAAACTCTTAAGAGTCGATTTATAAACCTTTACTTCTAACTCCAACGGCCCTTTGAATAGATTAGGAGGGCGATGATCAGAAGCGGCCAATTTCACATACTGCTTGAAATCTCTTGATTTCTTAGGATCATACATACGCACCATTCCGTTGATAGTCGTCGCACGGGGACGACCTTGCGCAACTGGTTCTCCGTAAATCGTGAATTCAATCATTTCTGTGGCTCTCCTATTCTGATAAATAATGTGAATGGAAGAAAGGTCAATCTGACCAACCTCATTCCGTTGACTAAATGAATTTCACAGCCGATATTCCAATTCAAAAGCACGATTGCAAGGAAAAACCTCGGCATTATCTCATGACCCCCCGGCGTCGCTTTGTCAGTTCGTCAAACCATTTTTCATCCCCCAAATCTAAAGCAAGATCAATGAGTATCTGAAAATCCTTGTCACCAAGTCGATCATCGAGTTTAGTTACAGAATTAATTGAAACGCGCGATACAGAGCTGGAGGGAATATGGACTAAAAGTTCTCTTGGCCCTTTAGCTATAACAAATGCATTTCCTTTGAATTTACGTGTATTTATATAAATCCAGTCGCCAACTTCAATCAATTTCCATTACCTACCGTCATCAGATAGCCAGCTATGAAACTTTGAATCTTCTCTTCTGGCGTGAATAATAATAAATGCTAAACATCGTAGTGATTGAAACACACTCATCAATCTCCCGCCTCGCATGACATTTTACGGCCAAAATCACATTTCACTTTTATGTGAAGCCGCTCAAGCTCGGCGAGCGGTAGCTCATAGAGCTGACGGCCATCATCTGCTTCATATTGACCATATCGAATAAGCTCATGAATCAAATAATCCTGCCGCTCACTGGCGGCGGTTATCGTTGATTTTTCAATCAAAAACCATTTCTCCCTTCTTATCCAACCAAACCGGCATCCATCTGCCTGGAAAGGTTTATGAATCGCCCGTATTCCTTGATAAAGCTTGCTTGTATCATGCCAGTTGGACCGTTTCGCTGCTTGGCAAGATCAATTTCAATAATGTTTTTTAGTTCAGAATTTTTGTTGTAGTAATCATCGCGGTACAGAAACATGACGACATCAGCATCTTGTTCAATGCTTCCGGATTCCCTTAAATCAGACATCATCGGCCGCTTATCTTGCCGCTGCTCAACCGCCCTGGATAACTGAGAAAGAAGGATGATAGGGATCTTGAATGCCCGGGCCATTTCCTTCAAGTCTGCTGTAATGCTCCCGACTTCTAAGTCCCTTCTTTCATATTTTCCAATCGCCCTGATGAGCTGCAGATAGTCGATGATGACCAAATGCTTTTTGTTATCCGGATTTTCCTTTTTCGTCTTTCGAATTTTTGAACGTATATCTGCCAGTGTTTGAGCAGGTTGATCGTGAATGTTGATATTCCATTTTTCATATTCTCCAATGGCTTTCGTTGCATTCTCATAATCGCGATCACTAAAGAATTTTCGTGGGTTCTTCCACTTCGATCCCTCGATGTTCCCAAGATTGCTAAGCAGGCGGTGAGTCAATTGCTTGTCCGGCATTTCAAGTGAAAATATGTCGGTCACTCCGCCTTTCTCACAATTTGATTTCCCCATGTGTAATGCAAAAGCGGTTTTTCCCATCGATGGGCGGGCGGCTAACACAATTAAGTCGTCATTCTGCCAGCCACCTGTCATAGCGTTCAAATCGATTAATCCAGTGTTGATGCCCGTGATGTCCTCCTTCTCTTCGTGCATGTCATTGTAAATCTCCATGAGGACATCCTGTTTCGTTCGAGTTTTTTCAATGCCGATTTCCTGAAGTTCCATTGCTCGTTTGTACAGCTCCGTGATCCCGTCGTCGGTCGGAGTGTTTGCGAACTCAATCGCAGTCTTTTTCATTTCTCGTAATCTATAAGCATCGTAAATCAATGTCTGATAAGCCAAGAAATTGGCGGTGCTGGCCACTGCGCTGCCTAAGTCCGTTAAATATTGAAGGCCGCCTACTTGCTCAACGGAATCGCCTAATTTTGTAACCGTGGTAACCATATCAACGGACTTGCCGAGCTTTTCAACCTCCCGCATGGCCTTAAAAATGACTTGATGCCTCGTTTCAGAAAAATGCTCGGGCTGCAGAGACAATTCTTTAATCAGGTCACTTTCTACGAGAATGCAGCCGAGCAGAGCCTGTTCAGCCTCAACGTTTTGGAGAATATTTTGCATGGCGTTCCCACTCTTTCTGTTTTGCTAAAAATTCGTTTTTCTCTGGCTGTCTGACTTTAATCTCAGCAATAGATGGTGGAAATCTGTTATTTAAAATGTGCTCGTCCACTTTCGCGAGAACCGGTTCATATGGCAATTTGCTAAGATGATCAATCCAGAGTTCAATTCGCTTTTTACCAACATCGCCGGTTAAATCAAACTTTGTATAAGCAGCAGCTATTCTTTGCAGGATCTCCATTGCCTGGTTCACTTCCACGTTTATCCCCCCATCTGAATACCGTGCTCTCTGGCGTATTCGGCCAATGCATCGAAGCTGTTTTGTTTTTTCTTATTAGGGAACTCTTTGACGTTCGATTGTTGTCGCTGAAGCTTGGCCCATCGATCGAGAATACCTTTTTCACAATAAGCAAAAGATTTGATGGTGTCGGCACGATGCTTCGGCTTGTATTCATTGAATATTTCATCAATCCATTTCAGGATGTATTCCAAAGGAACTTGGTCTTTAAGAAGCCTGTTGATTGACTGCGAATCCATAGGCGATAAAAACAAGCTGCCTTTCCGCTGTAAAAATTTGTTTTCAATTTGTTGGAAAGCTGAGAGGTTCTCTTCCTCTTCTTCATTCTTTACATTCTTGTTTGTGATCATTTGATGTTCATTTGATGATCTTTTGTTGTTCATTTGATGTTCATTTTGATGATCATTTTGTAGACCTTCTTGTTGATAAAGCACCCAATTATTAATGGTTACGATCGAAAATTTGTTGGTCTTTTTGATGCTCAAAAAATTCATTTCTTGTAATTTTTCAAGCCATCTATAGACCGTTGCTTTTCCCGAAACTCTGTCACTTTTTTTTAGGCCTTCATTAAACATTTCAGCTATATCAAAACGGCCGGTTACAAATTGGCCAGGGGATAAATTGACCACCTGATTCCCTATCATTTGTTTCCTGGAAGTATGGGAAGCCTCAGTCAAACAAATAAGCCAAAGTCTTAATAAATTGGGGTTATTAAACACAGGATTATTTCTCAATTTGCGATGAAGCTTAATCCACCCCTGCATATCCATCTTCTCCTTTTCAAATGGTCTATGTTCTTTTACACAAGGCATAAGTACCTTTTATATCTACAAGCTCAATTTGCGGCTCATTTTTACGAATAAACGCCTTTACGTAATTGACCAGTACATCTTTTCTCATATGTGGAGCCGCTGTCTTTGCTAACGACACATAGCAATATGGATACTTTGTTAAAAAGAGATCGCTCATGGGACATAGACAACCCTTCCTGTAAGTTTGGCAATTTCATTTTTAAATAGTTGCTCATCACTGTTAGAATCCGACAAGTGAAGCAACCATATTTCTTGTACCTTTCGAAGATCATTTGCCTTCAAAAACTCTTTGACGTTTTCTAAGCTGAAGTGCGACCGTAAAAGTCGTTTTTTCATAAATGCCGGAGTACGGCCACTTTCAATATTTTCATTCAGTATGTCGATGGAGTAGTTGCATTCCACCATGATATGGGTCAAACCTGAGAACTTATAGCGAATGTAGTAGGTATCAGTTGCAAATAAGAGTTTGTCTCCGTCCTGGTTGGCCAATAAATAGCCATACGGCTCCGCCACGTCGTGCTGCACGTCAAAGGGCATAATAGACCAAGAACCAACTTTAAACGGCTGTTTTACCGGCACAGACTTTATTCTGTTATGAGAAATACCAATTGCTCCGGCCGTCCCAGGAGACATATAACAATCAATGCCGGTTTTCAGCACATCCTTAATTGCTTTGCAGTGGTCCCCATGCTCATGAGAGACAAGGCAGCAAGCGAATTGAGACATTTTAAATTGAAAGCTCTTTTGCATTTGTTTAAAGCTGATGCCACATTCCAAAAGAAGCGGGGTTTTACCATCGGTGATCCGGTAGCAATTCCCCTTACTACTTGATGACAAAGCCGTTATTTCAATCAAAAGTCTGGCCCACCTTCAAAAACTGAAGGTTTGCTTTCACTTTCTACTGATTGTGGTTGAGATTGTCTTTGATGTGCTTCTTCGGAGATTGGCATCTCCATATCTATAACCTCAGTATTCGCATTCTCGTTCACTTCTCGGCGCACATGCTCTTCAGCTGGAATATCATCGCTAGCCTGTTCCTCTTCCTCTGTGTATAGGTTTCCTAAACTATTAGGAAAAGCTTCTCGCAAGGCGTTCACAATTGCTGTTTTTCGAATCATATTCAAAGGCATCGTTTTCCAAGTAGATTGCCCTTTGCTAAATTCTTCTAAGCTAATCCTCACTGAAATAGGCCCTTGTCTATCTGCTCGATAAACTTTCGCCCATCCTCCAATTAGTTTGTCTTTAGAAAGCTTGATTGCACCCTCTATATCAACCATTTCTCCGTTCCGTTCAACGATGATTCCCGCTTCAAAGCCCTGAAATTGTTCGTTGTTCTCTGCACGTTTCATAAACGCTTCTTTACCGACAATCATCTGAGCAGGCGATCCTTTAAATTTCACAAGGTATGCCTCATTTAAAAATGGATTGAGTTTTTGATACCTGCAAAGATTTACAAACATAGCCGCTTCTTGGTCGGTAACATCAGAGTTTCCACGTACCAAAAAGTTTTTTACAGTTTTTCCTGTTAATTTTACTGATTCACCATTTACCGAAAACTCTACCGGTTTAGACATTAAGTCAGTTTGTTCACTCATCTGAATCCTCCTCTTCTTCATATACAAATTTCACTCTCTTACCCTTGTGCTCGATCAAGAAGCTTTTAAGAAGATCAGAGAAGTCGGAAGGCCCGACTAAATCCCTTTCTAAAATTGCGTCCTCTGGACATTCAGAAAGCGGACCTACATGCATAACTTCTATATCGTTTATAAACAAAGTCTCACGGCGAAACCCTTCCCAGCCTTTGCCCGAAACTACTTTTACAGTCACAAATTCACTCATACGCTCACCTCACAATCCACTGTGATAAGCGAGTTATCCTCAACTTCAACCCGAAGCTGCTTGTCCTGCTCCGAAACATTTAAGCTGATAATCTGTGAATGTGTGTCAATCAATGATGTCACCGCTTCAGAGTTATCTATAAAAATCGGAGCAGAAATTCCATAATAATCATTTAGGGTGTTAATGATATCCAGACCAACATTAATACGTGCGGCATTATTTAAGCCGGATGAATACGGTACGCCCTCATATAACGTTTCGCATGTCTCTTCAAGACCTCCGTTGATCTGATCCTTGAAGAGCTTAAAACGGGCATATTTGAACTTACTGTTTATCTTTTCTTCCAGTAGATTTACCTTGGTACGCATAAATTCCTCAATCAAAAAGAGTTGATGCTGCAGCTTTTCATATTGCTTTGATAAGTCTTTTTGTTCCTGTTCAAGCTGCTTAATCCGCTCATTAACCTGCCTAGCGTGTGAAATTTTTGCCTGATCTTTTTGAAACAGTAAAATCTCTTGTTTTTTACCGTTGATCTTATCCTTAATCAACTGAACAGCTTCATCCGTAGACGATTCCAATTGCTGAATTTCCTTGCGTACAGCTTCAATTTCAGCTTGTTTATTTCGATAATGTGGATCGGTAGAGATATCTGGTTTATCCTTTTGAGCGGACTCTAATTCATTCTGAAGTGATAGAAAAATTTCTTCTTCACTTTCATAGGAAGCCTGTAAATTTGTAATCTTTGACTCTAGCTCCTTGATAGTGCCCTCTGATTTCTCTTTTTCAACACTTAGCTTTAGGCCTCGTTCATTAATTTCAGTTAATGCTCGGCTTTTATTCAAATTAAAATTTTCAATAGCCTTATTAATCTGTTCTTGCGGTAATTCCTGGCCGCATGTAGGGCATTCAGTTTGATGTTGATCAAACGTTTCTGCATTCTTAACGTGCCAACTCTGGCGCAGCGACTGGATTTCCGTATTTAACCGATTTAGCTCTTCTTTTTCGTGTAATAACTGCCGCTTATGCGACTTAATTTCCAAAGAGATTTCATTGAGCCTGTTTTGCAAAGGAAATATTCTCTCTGTGACCTCACTGATTTTGCTGAATTCTTTTTCTTTAAGGGCATTTTTTAATACCTGGAGCTCGTTCTCAAGTTGGAGAATCTTTGTCCTTTTTTCGGATACCGCTTTGCCATTTCTTGCTGCATGGGCCTCATCTTCCAATGTCTCAATTTCACTTTGAAGAAAATTTATCTCGTCATAAATTTCCTGCTCATCAAGGTTTGAAGTATCCTCGACTGATTGCTGAATTTCATTGATTCTAACCGGTATGGCCTGTAACTGTTTATTTATCTCACTTTGTTTTGTGGCAATAACCTTTCTATGATCTTCAAGAGAACGTTTCTTTAATATACTTTCTAAAGCAGTCACTGAAGGATTTTCCTTGAACACTTCGTCAGCTGTTATATCACCGCTAATCTCAAGCAAAATTTTCCGCCTATCTTGCCATTTCAATTGTTCATTGAAAAATGATGGTGAAGTAATGAGTTTAAATATATCCTCAGCAATAATTGAACTGACCTGAGCATTAAAATCTTTTTTCTTGGCTGGCACCTCATTAATAAAATAGTCAGTAGTATGGCCAGAAAATACAGATTCAGTGCTTCCCCGCTTTTTTGTCCATTTCTCCGAGTAAACCTTTTTTAGAGATAACTCCACACCATCAATCAAAAATAAGCAGGCAACCGTATGATTCAGACCACTAATAGCTTCGTTTTCTTTGGTGAGCGTCTTTATCGCAAAATCTTGTTTGTATTGGCTGTCCTTATCGAATAGGAGCCAAATAAAAGCATCAAATAAAGTTGTTTTTCCGGTTGCGTTATCACCAAAGACCTTCACGTTCTCTCCTCGTGTATCAAGGGTGAATTGGTTAATCCCTTTAAAATTCAAAAGCTCTAGTCTTAGCAGCTTGATTTCCTTTTTCATTTCCCAACACGCCCTTCTTCTCCTTTAGATTTAAGAGCAAGATATTCATTGCGTGCCTCTTCAGTGGGAAAGAGAAAGCATTCATTGCCTCTTATATCAAATGAAATTGAACCGCCTACTGTCACTAGATTAATCTGATCACGGCGGTGCTCACTAAATGGTTCAGAGAAAATAACCTCATTCATTTGTCAAAGACCTCCCAGGATTGATTTTTGGAAGGTGATACAGTAAACTATTGTTAACCAAATTTTCGTACCACCTTCGAAGCTCACTCGGCAAAGTGAGCTTTTTTATTTACCTGAATGAAATTCAAATTCAAGCTCCTCTTTTAAATAGCGTGGCAGGTTATCGATAAAGATGATTTCGCCTTGATTTTTATCAAAGACATAATCATCATGAGCCAGCGATACCTCTTCGCCATAGAAATCCCTGACTTTCTCATCCTCTTTTGGAACAGACGCGGGATAGCCCGTACGTTCAATTTGAGTGATGATTGGATGATCCATTCGATTTCCTCCTTATAATTTGTGTTTGTCTAACGTCTCGGAAAGTTCGCGAGCGATCTCTTCTAATGCACCCTGAAGCAAAGTGATGTCGTCCGAATCAGATAGCAACTCAGCTTTGGTCTTTGCTACACAGATCGCCATACGTAGTTCTCCAGCAACTTTTGTTGCATGAAGCAATTCCTCTACAGAATCAAATGTGGCACCCATAATTTCACCTTCTTTCTGATGCTTGAGCGCATCGTCACAGCCAGGGACAGTATATGGAGGGTATACAAATGGAATGGATATGCCCCCAGCCATGACGACAAGCACAAGCCGGCTTGCCGATTTTCAGATAAAGTTTTATAATGAATTCACAACGTCTTTGGTTGAAGCAGTGAGCGTGCCGGCTTGCTGCTTTTTCATTTGTAATGCCCTTCTGATATCCGCTTCTACAAGTAAAAGAAGAGCTGGATTTTCCCTCATTCTCTTACAGTCTTCACGAACCTCTGAGCCTTTCTTTAACTGGCTTACAGTAAAAACAAACTTCATTTAAAACATCCTTTCCAATTTTTCAATTAATTCAGTAGGAGATTGAGACTGTTCCATAATCTTCATAGCATCCGAAAATTTCCGCTTGTTTTCTCGTAATCTATTAAGCTCGTTATGGGATTTTTGAATATCCCGAATCGCATTTTCTGCTCTTTCCGAATCCCCTTCATGTACTGCTCTAACTAGCATTCTGGCTAACTCCTCGATGCAAATGACTTCGAATATTGCCATTCTCAAATCTGATTCAAGAAACTGATTCATTTTCACGACGTCATCCATCCTCTCGCTCTCCAAGTGATCTGGCGCTTTCGGTAACATTCTTTAAGAGAAATCCCATATTCTTTACAAAGTAAAGCAGCTAAATTTTTAGCCCATGCTTCTACATCAAGAAGCTCTTTTATAGCTTCTATCACACGCTCTTTTTCTTCTGCAGTCACAATTTTTGGGTTCTTTACAAAGCTGACTTCATGAAGGGTTTTAACGATTTCTTGTGCCTCATTGACCATGATTTCTTCAAAAGCCAGACGATGTCTTTCAACACTATCTCCTGAAAAAACAGGCGGCGCACATCCATCCGAAAAGTGATGCATGATGCCCATCGCAAAAAACGGTTGATCAAATTTCTTTAATGCGATTTCCGCAATATCAATAGGCATTTTTCTGCGATCATTTTTCATATGGCTGACCATTTGTTCAGACACATTCAAGTCATCAGCTAATTGACTCCCGGTCATCTTCTCAGTTTCAAGAAGATGACGTATTGAACGGCTAATCACTGACATTTTCCATTCCTCCCTAGTATTTGTATAGAATCCCTTATTTTTATATACAATTAATGGATGTAAGCTTTATTTGGGGAAGGACAACATTGGTTAGAGTGACTCACATGCCTTCTCAATAATTTTGTTTTCTTGAGCATTAATCCAGGCATCAATACTAGGCCTTGTAAAAAAGATGCGCTTCCTAACACGAAAATGAGGTATCTGATTTTCTCTAACCATTGTGTAGATGGTGTCATGGTGTACTCCCAAATATTCAGCAGCTTCTTGTACAGTTAAAGTATTGCGTGTCATATTTAACCTCCTAAGCTGAATCAAATCTGCTTCCATTTTGTAAACTGTAGGCAACATCATCTACAAAAAAAATTTCTCTTGGATCTCTATCAAAAAAGTTTCCGATTTTAATCACAATTTCACCTGAAGTATTTGAACCTTTCTCGATAGCAGCAATAGTGTATCTAGATACACCAATTTCTTTAGCCAGCTGTGCTTGCGTTAAATCAAACTCTTCACTTTTGCGAAGGTATTTAACTCTATTTTTCAATATGGACTCACCTCACTTTTTGTTGCCTGTTGTTTACGATACAAATTGTACACCCAAGGCAACAAACTGTCAACTAAATACAACAAAAAAGTTTATGTTTCCTATTTTTTTATTTGTCAGTTTTGGTTTACAATATGTTATATAAAGGCAACATAAGGAGAAATAATTATGAATGAATTGGGTAGCCTGCTCAGGAGCTTACGTGGAAAACTTTCACTTAGAAAAGCAGCTGAATTAACGGGATTAAGTCATACATATATTGCTGATGTTGAAAAAGGAGTTAAACACGGAACAAAGACACCTGTAAAACCCTCCCCCGAGACATTAAAAAGATTTGCGAAGGCATATGACTATCCTTATGAGGAACTTTTAAGAGCCGCTGGTTATATAGATAAAAAAGATGGAGCAGATTGGAATTCAACACTCCCTGAGCTCACAGAGAAAGATGAGAAAGACATTGCCCGAGACTTAGAAAAAATAATAAATAACCTCGAAAGTGAAAATGGATACTCTCATTACGATGGTCAAACTATTGATGATATGGATCCAGAAGACAAAGAGCTTTTGATCGAGTCGCTAAAGAACTCTATGCGCTTAGCTAAACGGATGGCAAAACAAAAATTCACCCCGAAAAAATATAGAAAGTAGGAGTGAGAAAGAGTAATGCACTTTATAAAAGGGAAGGTCAATGAACTTATTAAGAGATTCAATACCAATGATCCATTTGAAATTGCGGAAAGACTCAATATCATGATCTTATTTGAAGACTTAGGAAAAGCGTTAGGGTACTACAGCTCTTATAAACGATATCAGTTTATTCATATTAACAACCGGCTTGATGAAACGTATCATCGGCCTGTTTGTTGTCATGAATTAGGACATGCCGTACTTCACCCTAACTCAAATGCTCCCTTTCTAAAGAGCAGAACCTTTTATGCATCTGAAAAAATAGAAGTCGAAGCTAACAAGTTCACAGTTGAAATGCTTTTACCTGATGAATATATTTTGAGCTATAAAGATACTAATTTATCACTGATAGAAATTGCCGGAATCTATGGCGTTCCGAAAGAGTTATGTCACCTAAAAAAATTTTGACACACAATAGGAAATTTGAATCATATGTCATATCAATCGATAGGGTAAATATTCATATAAAAGGGGAAATACATATGAAAAATCGATCAATTATTTTTACTGTAAGTTTGATATTGTTTCTTTCATTGGCCGCTTGCAATAACACCACAAGCAATAAAGCTGACAATGAAGCCTCGGAGCAAGAGAGCGAAACTGCTGAACTTGGTAGCATAAAGAATCCCTTTAAATTTAAAGACTCCGAGGTAATTATCGATTCTGTTCTTGGGGATGACGGTAAAAAATATGAAGCTGAAATAAGTATCACTGTTGAAGAGGTGATTAGAGGAAAAAAAGCATATGAAATTTTAAAAGAAGAGAGTAGCACAAACTCTAAAGCTGAAGAGGGTTATGAGTGGGCACTTGTCAAAGTAAAATTCGGATTAGATAAAATCGAAAACGAAAAATATCCGATTACAATTGCTCAAGAATTTAGTTTTGATTTTGTATCTCATGATGGCCAAATTTATAATGCAGAAAAGCCTTATATCTCCAATGGATTAGAAGGAAACATTTACGCAGGAACTTCAAAGGAAGGCTTTATTGTGCAGCAGGTGAAGCAAGGTGATGATTTCCTTATTGGTTATAAAAGTTTATACGAACCAGGAGAAATGTATTTCAAAACAAAATAAAAATGCCCTTTTTGGGCTTTTTATTTTCATCGAAAACAGAACATACGTTTCAATTCGTAGGAGGAATTAGTGTGGCTCATTATCAGCAAAGAGGTAAGAATTCTTGGTTACTTGTTGTTGAAACAGGATTCAATCCAATAAAAAAGAAACGAGAACGATTTACAAAAACAATTCGAGTAGAAGATGCTTTGTTAAAAACAAAGAGAAAACTTAAAAACCACCTTGATGATCAGCTTTACAAATTTAAAATTGAAGTAGAAGCTGGTGAATATATCAAACCTGAGAAGACAACATTTGAATCATTCGCCAATAAATATATAGAAAAAACTTTATTTAAAAAATATGCATATAGAACATCTGAAATGCATCTATCCCATTTAAAAAATTATATAGTACCTGCCCTTGGCCATCTTAAACTTGATCAAATAAGAACCATGCATATTGTTGAATTTATGGATAGCTTAGAAAAAGACGGTATTCGAATAGATGGAAAAACAGGAGGTCTTGCAGATTCCACACGACGAGACATATACAAAGTATTAAAATCGATGTTTAATGTCGCAGTAAAGCAATGGAAATTAATAAGTGTTAACCCTTTGGAAGGATTGACCCCTCCCGAAGTACAAAAAAAAGAAATGAAATACTTCGAAGCCCATGAAGCAAAACAGTGCATTGCGGCTCTTTATAAAATAGAAATGAAATGGCGATTATATTTTTTAGGAGCTATGATCGGCGGTTTTAGACGTGGTGAAGGAACAGCCTTTGAATGGCATTTAGATGTAGATTGGGAGAAAGGTGGTTTTCGTGTAAATCGATCAATTCCAAAAACAATTAATGGGAATCCCCTCGTAAAAGACCCAAAATCATGGAGTTCAAAACGTTTTGTGAAAATGCCCGATTTTTACATGAAAGAATTGGCAGCATATTATCGAATGTGGCAAAAAGAAAAAGATATACTTGGAGATGCTTGGGAAGGCGAAGATCATCAATACATCTTTCATAACGGGAAAGGAAAACCATACTACTACACTACACCTACAAATAAGTGGTCAAAATTTAAAAAGAAATATGATGTGAAGAATATACGTTTGCATGATCTTCGGCACACTATGGTAGCATTACTTATTGAAGCTGGAGAAAATATGAGTGCAATTCAAAAAAGAGCTGGTCATGCAAGTCCACAAATTACCTCTAATATTTATGGTCATGTCACAGAAGAACTCGAAAATAAAACTGCTGAATATTTTAATCAATTTAATCCTAAAAAGGATTGAAACGTTGCTTTAATAATCAAAATGCTAAGCTATTTTAAATGTGCAATGGTATCAATCCCTGCCCGGATCCCCCTTAATTCAAGGGGGTTTTTTCTTCGCCATCATATACAATTCTATGGAAAACTGTTGGCGAATTGTTGTCCAACACTGCCAACAAACATCATTTTCTTTCAGATATTATCGGATACGAGATTCAACAACCCTTGAAATAAAGGAACATATCAGAATCGCACATACTAGTTCAGAAGCCATCAACTACCTTGACAGGGTAGAGGTCGCTGGTTCGAGCCCAGTCGGAATCATACCGAATCGAAACGGCAGGAAAACGTTGAGTTTCAACGGATTTCCTGCCGTTTTTGCGTTTCGTTGACTTATCGCTGACTTAGGCGATGGCTTGCGCAGGGTTGCGGTCTACTGCTACCGTATTTTTAATGAACGCTTCTTATTCTATTAAACGGAATAGGAGGCGTTTTTTTATGGACGATATTCGTAAAGGGAAACCAATAAAGCGTACACGTAGGCGTAGTTTCAGGGATCTCGCTGACCTAGACGCCCTTTTTAAAACTTTCGTAACGATAAAAACTGCGGAAGGTAAAGCAAAGGGCACCTTGCAGCAGTATCACGATAATTATAAGGCTTTTACAACGTTTCTGGACGAATTCGATATACCCAGGAACCCAAACGCCATCGACCGCGATACAATACGTCATTATGTTAATTACATGCGCGACGATTGGGTTCAGTTTAAAGGCGACAAGTATAAAGCAGATGAAGATAAAAAACGTGGACTTGCGGACAGCACAATTAACACCCGTCTTAAGACCTTGCGCGTCATCTATAACACTTTAGAAAACGAGGGACTTATAGATAATAACATCATGCAGGGGATAAAAAATGTAGAAGAGATTGAAGAACCAATAATAATTTTACAACCTGAAGAATTGGAACGGCTCCTCAAAGCACCAAATAAAAAGAATTTTGCTGACTTTCGCGACTTCGTATTAATGAATGTATTGCTTGACGGGATGATGCGTATTGGGGAAATAACTCGTGTAGAGAAGTCTGACTTCGACTTTAAAGCAAATGTTTTGACGATACGAGCATCTATCGCGAAAAACAGAAAAACGAGATATGTACCACTACTTCCGACCACTTGTAGGTTGGTACAAGAATTAATTGCGGAAAATGAACTTGATTTTAACAGTGATTATGTTTTCTTAACTAACTATGGAGGACGATTAAACAGGGACCATTTCAGAAAAAGACTAATTGAATATGCGGCGAGAGCGAAAATAAAACGGAAAGTACATCCACATTTATTTAGACATACGGCTGCAACAAAGTTTTTGGAGGACGGTGGGGATAGCCGGATGCTTCAAAAAATCCTTGGCCATTTAGATTTACGGATGATCCAGAGGTATACCCACGTTGCCGATAAGGCCGTCTCCAAAGCACATGCAAAGCATACTGTAATGAACTATGTAATACGGGCTCAAGCTCGTACAAGAAAAATAAAGAGATAAACAAAAAAAGACGACCACCCGTCGGAAAAAATCCGATAGATAGCACGTCCTCACCTACGTCTATCTTATCGAAAAAAAGCGTTCTAGTCAACGTTTATTTGAGTGCGCCTAATTTTCCAACATGGGTCGGTATGTCTCCGAGGAGAGAAAACCGAATGTACACGAAAGAATCCGCTAAAATGGTGTCTTTCCGTTCTGTGGACGAGCTTAACGACGCCATCCGCACGCATATCTACCGCAATAAATCCGACCTAACACCGGCCGCAATCGAGGTTCTCAAGGTGTTGTCGCGTCATGCCTGCAAAACTCCGGGCGTCGCGTATTTGAAGCTGCAATCGATCGCGGATCTAATCGGCCGGCATCGTACAACAGTTATCCGGGCAATCAAGCGCCTAGTAGACTGTGGCATCATTCGCAAGGAAACAAAGTTCCGGCCGATTTCCGGCGGCAACGGCGCTAATATGTACGTGATTTTGCCGGCTGATAATAGCGCTGTGAACCCGAATATACCGGCTGACAACAACGATGCTACTCCGCAAATGCAACCCCGTTCGACATCGGACAAGTCAACGGAGACAACGGCTAAAACACCGAAAAGTACGGGCGAAGCTGTTATTCCTAAAAGCGTAAATAAATTACTACGTAATACGTATAGTGCGTTCAAAGTTGCGGTCGAATCGTTTGTAAGCGATCGGAAGCTGACGAACCGGATATACGGTATTTACCTTGCGCATACGTCGTATTTAAAGGGCGCATATGATTCCGATATACTCGAAGAAATCGGCCTATATGCGGTACGTCAAACGTTCATAGCAATGAAACGAAAGCGTATTCTGAATCTTGCTGGCTATTATAACGGCGTGCTGGACCGGGTGTTAGATCGTCTTTACGAGACAAGATTCGATTCGCTTTGATTACCGAAATTTACGGTAAACAGAAGGACAGGACGTCGTTTCGGTTCGGTTGACTCTGCGGATGGGCGTGCGATTTCATACGTTAGTGAGACGGGGAGGTCTTCGAGTAGAGACGCCCGTTCGTCGCACGATGCGACAATTAATTCATAGCGTTGTATTAGTCGGTAGACGTTCCTTCAGGCGTAGTTTAATCGTCCCAATTTGAGACGATTCGTAAAATGCGTTGACATTCCGTTTAAGGAGATCGTGTGGGTTGCGTTGGAGGACGTGTGATCGTGCCAAATTGGCACAAACAAAAAGAGGCGGAGGTTGATCCTATTGTCCACTTTGTGGACGATTGGCGGTACGCACGATTTTTATTTTGATTGTCCGAATTTCGGACGAACACAATCGCGTCTTCTTCTCGTCACAATTTGTGACGACTACCTATACGCTAGCTTCCGACAAGCCGCATGGACGCTAAAAGCCCGTGAAAATCGCATGAAAAACGTTGGACTATTGGCGGAGTTCGAAACGTTCCTTGAGGCGGAATAGATTGAACGTCGCACCGTGCGACAATCAAACGCATCAGTGCGACGACCTTCGTATCGATGCACATGGCATCTTGATAGCGATGAAATCATGTCTGTCAAATTGACAGGTGAGAACTGTCGTTAAGGACGGTGAACCTTGGTTTGTTGCAAAGGATGTCTGTAATGTCCTCGAAATCGGAAATAGCCGCCAAGCTTTAGCGCGATTAGATGATGATGAAGGTATGTCATTTGAAATGACACACCCTCAATCACCGTCAAAAACAATTATGATGCAAGCTGTCAATGAAGCAGGGCTTTACACTTTGATTCTCGGCAGCCGCAAACCAGAGGCCAAACAATTCAAAAGGTGGATCACGCACGAAGTCATCCCGACAATCAGAAAAACGAGGTGTTTTACATGGCAAACGAAGTATTCCCGATAAAATCAAAACGCGATTATAACAAGTTCATAAAAGCGCTCAAGCCGGGCCGTGATCAGTGGCTGGCGCAATTAGGCACGGCGTTCGGCCTACGTATCAGCGACTTGTTGCTGTTTAAAATCGGAGAGCTTCGCGGCCAGAAGTCGATCACACTCCGAGAAAAGAAACGGAAGAAAAAACGCGTGATCACGTTCAGCCCTTCCGTTCTCAAGATCGTATCCCAACTCGAAGGTGATGACGATGACTACGTATTTGCCAGCCGCAAAGGCGGCGAGCCGATCACCCGCGTTCAGGCTTATCGCATCCTAAACGATGCAGCCAAACGAGCCGGCATTTACGATAAGATTGGCGGCATCGGTACGCATACGCTCCGCAAGACATTCGGATACCGCCTGTACGAGAACGGCGTTGATGTCTCGCGCATTATGTCGATACTTAACCACTCAAGCGAGCGCGATACGTTAAAATATATCGGGATTACTGCGGATGAGATAGAGGCGGCATATGAGTCGATCGAGGTATAGCGGCAGGGGCGGCCGCATCCATCAGCGAGACATGCCGGGCGGGGGGCGGCGTCCGTAACTCAGGGGGTGCGGCACTACACTACGCAACGTATATCGATAGCCTGCGATCAGACGCAACGCTTTGTGCATCGCCGTTGCATGGCGCATCTATGGCCGTCAGACTCATCGGAAGTAGAAACGATGTTGCATCGACTTGCCTGACCAACGGCAACAATACCGATCCTATATGCACAATCTTATACATACCTACCGGCATCAGACGCAATCCTGATCGTTGATTTAATGCGGTTTAAAACGTGCATAAAGTAGGGTCAATTCAGTGCGATGGACAACGACCGATAAACGCTGTTGTATCAACGTTTCATACGTTTGCCGAATGTAACAAAAATCGTTTGTGTTACATTCGATATACAAAACAATGAATGAAGTATTCAGTCGGATTTTTTTTGGAGGCGGCCGACCCCCAGGCCGCCCGGACAAAACCGCCTCATCTGCCGTTCTGAACTTGCGCGCAAAATTTTCAACTCGGAGGGTCGTGACGGTTTAGGACGTCAAAATCAACGATTGAATATGAATATAGCGACCCCTTCGATTCTGCATTTCAAAAGCCCGCTAAATCAGCGTTTCTTAGCGTCTAAATCGTCACGGAGAACGGTTGTGGTTCTGTTTTTCGCCGCACTAAAAAAACGCCCCATCCGATTAAGGACAGGGCTAGACGATCTATTCTTTTTTTCCGAAGCCTTTGACGTAGGTTAATAGATACGACAGTGCGATCAGTATGCCGCCTTGATATAACGGATGAATGATATCGGAAACAATCTCCATCATTCTAACCGGCTTTGGTGATTCTCCGTCAGCTACGTATTGATTCGCGTTAAGATACAGCGTACTTTCGATGTTCGTCAATATGCCGGCCACAATTACGATCCAGCTGAGAACAAACAATATTTTCGGAAATTTTTCTTTCATTGATATCCCGCCTTCATATTTGATTAGTCCGTATCCTATTATCGGTTAAACGATGGGAATTTTGAACTATTCGCGGAAATTGTCGAACGAAAGGAGCCGCACTTCATTCCTTCACTCCCATGCTTCGAAGCTCGCTTTTTAAATCGCCCGTCATTTTCTGATTAACATACGGATAAGTTGCGGAAGCAATCGATTGACCGTCAACTTGAACGGCTACATTGCGATTTTGTCTGACGCCTTGGTCAATCGAACGCAATATACCGATGACCTCGCTTGATAGTCCCGGATTTCCTTCGATCGCCGCCGTATGTCCAGCGTCAATCATCCGCATTAAATTCGCCTGTTGCGCTTCTGTCAGGACCATTTCATTCCGTAGCGCCCGGATGTCAACCTCGTGGCTCATCGGAGCGTTTTCGAACTTAGACGCAAGCCCTCCGGTATGGAGCTTGTTGATTTGGCCGCGGCCGACGATGCCGCCGACGTGGAACGGCACTTCACGTCCGCCTTTACCGTGCGTCTTCTTGAACGTCTCCGCACTCTCTTCGATCTCAGTTCCGTCCATGCTGTAGGTGACGTGGATTTTTTTGTTGATCCGGCGAGCTAACTTTTTGTTCATATCTTCGGCTGAGTTCGTGATGTCCTGAACCTTCTTCTTGGCGCTCTGTAGCCGCGAAATTTCAGTGTCGATCGCTTTAACTGAATCACGATATTCCTTCGTCTTTTTGTCCGCGGCCGAAGTGTTGGTTTTAAGATTGGCCTTCGCGTCTTTCAAACGGGCAATCTCCTTGTTGATGACCTTCACGCCTTCGCCTTTTTTCGCGTTCAAACCGACCTGACGAAGTTCAAGATCGACCATCTTCTGGTTAATCTCGTCTAGTTTGCCGAGTTCCTTTTTTACTTCGCCCAGGCTTTTTCGCTTTGCCTGAAGGTTATCGAGGTTTGCGACGAGCTGATCGCGTAATTTCTTGAGCGTCGCTTCTTCGGCAGCTAAATCAATTTCAGCTTGGTACTGCGCTTTTTCGTTACCGTCTTCTTTTGCTGCGTTAAGCTCGTCAGTTTTGTCCTTTACTTTTTGCGTTTGATCAGCAATCTTCCCTTCTAGTTCTGCTCGCTCTCCATCTAATTTTTTTATATCCGTTTTAAGGTTTTGCTGTTTTTGAAGGTATTCAGCTTCTTTGCTCTGAGCTATAGCCTTTTGCTTTTCTAATTCAGTACGAAGATCTTCCGCCTTAGCCTCAGTCAATTTTTTAACTGCATCCGTATTTTTCGCGAAGGCGTTCCCTTGTTCGCTAATCGCCGCGTTCGTTTCCGGTGCCTTCTCAACGATTTCCCCGTTAAGCTTTAAGAATCGGCGGAACTCCTCATTCGTCAAGCCGGATCGTTCTTGTAAATCCGCCTGCTCGTCTTTGATCCGCTTGATAGCGTCTGGATCCGTCTCCGTCTTTAACCGGTCGTTGAGATCGAGGTAATGCGCGAATTCATCCGCGGTCAATTTCGTTTTTGACTGAAGTTTATCGAACTCGGCCGCAGTCTTATCGAGTGCTTCGATCTCCTTCTGCTTCGCCTCTGCCGTCTCTAAACTGACGGTGTTCATTTCGTCATAACCTTTCTTTACGCCGACTAATAGGCCGCCGAGAAGTGAAAGAGCTGTTATCGCCGCACCAACCGGCGTCATATTCAATCCTTTCAGCGCAATTCCGAGTTTAACAATCGATGATGCTACGAGCGCAATTGCTGCGGCTGTGCCGGCCATTTCGAGCCCTGTCGTAATGATCCCCGGATTTAGCTCGTTGAGAAAACCGAGAATCTTCGTCCCTGTTTCGACAATTTTTCGGAAAGTAGGCAAGAATTCGTTACCGATCTTGATACCGAG